ATGCGATCAAGTTGTTCATGAAAGACCTGTCCCTTGAGGGCATGGAAATGAGCATCGAAGGCACCAATGACGTAGTAGTCGTAACGCCTCCGGTGGAAACGCAGACCGGCAAAGCCTTGAAGGCGGACGAGACGCAAACCAAATCGATCGAGAGCTCACTGACTACGCTCAAAGCTCTTTTCACCATTGCCTAACAACCGAGGGTAAGATGAACACTCGTACCGCCGAAGAAATGAATTTCGAAAAGCTCGAAACCGAGCTGAAGGACCTGACCGGTCTTGCCACGCAGATGAAGAAGAATGTCGACGATCAGTACACGCAGCTGAAGTCGCACTTCGACGGCGTCAAGAAGGATACCGGCGACCTCGACGAACAGGTCAAGAAGCACACTGCTGATTATGCCCAGATGGTCGGCACGCTGCAGGAACTTCAGGCTTCGATCGAAATGGTCAAGAAGCAGATCGATGCTCCGGTCTATCAGTCCGAAAAGGACCTCAACGAGAACGACCGTGCGCAGGCTGTTGAGCTTCAGCGCCGTGCGTTCATCGCCAAGAACGGCGCCGATGCTGGCGAAAAGTTCACGCCTGACATGAACAATCTCGTCAACCTCGCGGACTACCGTAGCGCCGCCCGGAAGATGGTTCAGTACGGCGGCTTGCAGACCAAGTCGCAAATCCTGACGTCAATGATGACCGAAGGTGAGCGCAAGGCATACGAAGCCTCTTCGCTTGACACTGCATTCTTCTCGCCGGAAATTCTCGGCCTGACGATCGACTGCAACATCGAATGCGCCAGCCTGCTCGACCTCTATGGTCAGATCAATGTCAGCCGCTCGAAGTTCCAGTACATGCAGATCGTCGAATACGGCGACATCGGCGAATATGGCTGCGACGTGAACTGCGACGCACCGCTCGGCAAGGATGGCAACATCCAGTTCCTGGAAGGCAAGACCTACGATTTCCGCGGAATGTTCTGCTTCCTCAAGAAGGTCCTGGAAGAAGCCAACTTCGACTTCCTGACCTTCATGATGCAGGCTGCGGCCCGCTCGTACCGGATCAACCGCAACCGTGCGTTGATCGTCGGCGACGGTCAGCAGGAGCCGGAAGGCTGGCTGACTGCAAACTGCTTCGAAAAGCTGGAAACGCCCGGCACGTTCAACCATCAGGATTTCCGCCGCTTCCTCGCGTCGGCCCCGATGGAGTATGGTACGGTTCTTCCGATCATGCACCAGAACACCTTCGGCTATCTGGCTTCGGCCGTCGACAACAACGGTCGGTTCATCTTTGGGGACGGCGTCATGTCCTACTCCCCGGAAACAGCTTCGGAGCGCATCCGCATTTCGAACTGCTTGCCTGATCCGACCGAAGACAATACACGCGGCTCGATCGACAATCCGTTCGCTGCCGGTGCCTTCATCGTCGCCGCCGCGAATTGGGATACGGCTTACAAGGCTGTGACCCGCAAGCCGATGCAGATGGAGCAGTATCTTGGCGGTTCGACCAAGTGGTGCGCCAAGTATCAGTTCGGTGCAGAAGACGGCGCATTTGTCGCTTGCTGCGCAGCTGGTCGTCAGCTGGTCGTTGGCGCCTAATTCGGGATCGCCGGCTCCGTAAGGGGTCGGCTCTCTTATCTGGTTTTTGAAAAAGGATAGAGGAAATGAACAACAATCCCGGTATCCGGACCAACGCTGCTATTGCTTGGGACGGTGCGGCTGCTACGCCACGCAATCTGAAGAACTACAACGACTTCGGTTGGGTCTTCGAAACTGTTGTCGACCTTGTGGCCGATGCAGTGTTCGTCGTCCAGTTCGCGCCGAACGATGAAACCGACGATTGCGCTCCCGGCACATTCGTCGATGCATCGGAAAACGCGGTCTGCGCAGGCCCTGACTTTGTGGACGGTGCTCCGGCAACCTTCCGCATCCCGTCGGGCACGAAGGCCGGAACGTTCTGCCCAGGAACGGTCGCTTGCCGTGAGGGCTTCTGGGCGCGACTGCGCCATGTGAGCGGTGGGGCGAATGTGCGCGCCGTACAGCTCTTGCAGGGACCGAAGCGCGTATTCTAATATGCGGCGTGTTCTCGCTGAGACAACCAATGTGCGGGCCGGTGATCTGGTCCGCATATCTCTTCGGCTCAAGAAGGGGCAGACACAAGGTCGCATAACCGTCTGGGCACGCAGCGGCGAATGGGACTTCAGCCCCTACATAGACGAACGAAGAATAGAGGCTTCAAACAATAGTGACAAACCTCAGTTCCTCGCTCCTATGGCAGTCACACTTTCTGAAAGACGTCAGCACGCCACCGTTGAATTCTTCTCAGAAATCGATCAACAGTTTCGGGTTATCCAAGAAATTGACGACCCAAGCGATGCAAAAGTCAGAGCAAGGATCAGAAAATATGGAAAAGTTGCAACGGCGTTCGGACGGAATTTGCGAAACGCTCTCCGGTCTATTCGCGGTATCTCCCAAAAAGGCTTCTGGTCAAAACAGTGATCTTTATTGGTTCGAGTTCCACGCCAATCCTGTGAAGCCTCCGGTCATGATCCGCTGGCGCAAGGATGACAACGGCGTTGCAGTGATACCGCAGGTCACCGCTCGCATCCTCCTGGATCGACGCTATGCATCAACGATCAGTGACGAACAGCTTACCAGCTGGAACGCCACGGTTGAGAGCCTTAACCTCGATGCGCCGTCGCCAGCCCCGGAACCAATTCCGGAGGCCACAGAGGCGCAACAGGGCGCGCAGGCCACCATTATACCCGCCGCTGGCGAAACCGCGCAGGAAGGGCAGGAAAAGCCCGCCGATGCGGTTGTAGCAACGGCCGAAGGTACGCAGCCGGACCCGGCGCTGGAAACGGCTGCGGACGACGACAAAACTGCCGAAGAAGCTTCGGAAGAAGCTACCGGCGAAGATGAAGCCTCCGGATCAACCGAAGGCGAAAACGGCTCCGAGCCTAAGAAGGGCAAAGAGAAGAAGGCAACGAAAGGACTACTCTGATGGCAAAGCTTGCTCGCTGCAAGACAGAGTGCTCGACCCCTGTGGTCAAGCCTCTCGTCTCCATGCCGTGCTTCACGTGCGTGGCTCCCGTTACCCCGTAAGGGATATCGGTTACAACCTGAGGCGGGATTAACCTCCCGCCTTTTCTCTATCCCTTGGGGCATCCGATGCAATATTTCTCAGCCGACCCTCGTGACGCCTACTCCGCCGGTTCGAGCGCGTGCAATGCATGCTGCTGCGGTCAGGCATCTGCCAGACCGGGCGAGACTAACAAATGGGATATCAACTATGCATCGTGGTCCCAACCGCTCGGCGGTCGCGGCCTGATCGATCGTGTATCGTTTGACCTGCAGAAAAAGACCAATTCGGTCGACACCCGCGCACCGGTCAATACGAACAAATATTTTCCAGCAATTTTCAACACGCCCCTGAATGGCGATGTCTCCGTTGGGGCGAGCGACCCACTGGAAGGAACTCTGACCTATGCACTGGATGGTCTGAACGGACCACAATTCGGAGAGGTTGTTGTTGATGCGGACGGCACGTTTTTATATACGCCGGTACTCGGCTTTTCGGGATATGATAGTTTCTATGTTGAGACCACGAACGAGGCGAAGACCGTGGTCAATCAGGTTATTGTCGGCGTGGCTGCGTCAGGTGCTGTTGACCCGCTTCCTGCCAAAGCCTTTGATACGGCAATCGCTATTGTTCAGAAAACCGTTCGCGTTGGGCAGAACCAGACACTGACGTTCGCGCTCAAGGCTGCGCCTCTGGCAGTTGTCGGCGACGTTTACCGCCTGACGATCAAACAGCCCGCGCTGGACTGCGACTGCCAAGAATACATTCATGTATCGTGCTACGACATAACCGTCGTCACGTGCTAAGGCAGGACAATGCAAACAGCACTTTCAGTTGACGTGGTAAGTCGCGAAAAACTCAAGGCGGCAGACGTTCTGCCGCTGGAGACTATTCGCGCGCACACCAAAACCGACGACACCCCAACGGTCCTGGACGATCAGATCGCGCTCTACCGTGACACGGCGTTCGAGCAGGCCGAACTCTATACCGGCCGAATGATCCTTGGGGCAGCACTCGTCCGTGAAATGTTCCGCATCGACGTTAGTGGAATTGGCTTGCGCCGCAACTATCATCTGATGAAACTGAAATACGAACCACTTGAAAAAGTGGTATATGTTTCGAACAAGTCAGGTCGGCAGGCTAAGCAGGTTTACATCAAGGACAAGAGCCGTAAAATCACGGTGCCTACTGACTGCATGTCACTCGATTTTATGTCATGCTGCAATGGCGGCTCCGGCCTTGATTACGACGCGCTCGTATCATACAGCACTGGTTACAAGACGGCGGACGATATCCCCAATACCATCTTGTATGGCTGCCTGAAATTCATCATGTGGGCCATCGCCAACCCCGGCGACGAACTGCTTACTGTCCGCAACCGATTGGGCACGACCGAAACAGGTCTTATCGGTACGAACAACGGTGCATGGGCCTCTGGTGCGATCGAGCATTGGATGAGCTACAAGGTGAAGTAATGGGCTTAACAGTCGACACACGCATCGCCAAGAAATTCAAGCATCGTGTTTACGTATGCCGGAATGAGGATGTCATTGTCGACAATCAGCTCACCTTTACCAAGAATAAAATCTGGGAAGGTTGGGCCATGATCGAACGTCGGCGCGTGTCGACATTCAGTCAGCAAGGCCACTCGGTCCTGGAAGAGAATGACCGCCGCAGCCACTTCATCCGTATGCGCTACAATCCCTTCGTCGAATTGACGGCGGCTGCGTGGCTGTACGAACATCGGGTGCTTTCAGCCCCACGCTGGTTCAAGATTTTGTCCTCTGGAGACGAAGACGAAAACAGTCAGTATTTTCTATTCGACTGCCGTCTGATGGAGCGCGGCGACGATCTTGCCGCACCAGTCGGAGCAGACGGATCAATCGTTGGTGTCCCCGCAGGAATTACTCTCTAATGCAATTCGTATTCACGCCTTGGCGCAACTTCATGGCATGGCGCGACCGTAAAGTCACAACAGACTTTATGCGGCGCACGGCCAAGGAAGTTGAAAAGGAATACCGTGACGCGATTATTAACCCGCCGAAAACTGGCAGGATGTATAACCGGCGCGGCAAGCGTCATCAGGCTTCTAAACCATATTCGGAGTACCCTGCAAATGAGACTGGTCGGCTTGCTGCTTCTGTCAAGTCTGATAGTGACGCTCACAGCCTCACGGTGGGTACTACCATGTACTATGGCAAGTTCTTGCGGGAAGGAACACGCAAGATGGCTCGACGTAAAATGAGCGACAATGCTTTGAGAATGTGCGTACCGCGAGCGCTTGCTCGACTGCGAGGATGGGTTGTCTGGAAAAACGTTTGAACCAACTCTGTTGGCATTGATCAAGGATATTGAGCCGGTGTTTCCAGAAATGGAACGCCGGATTATTGCAGTGTCTGAAATGGAAGTGCAGCGCGACAACATCCCGACATTCCCGATCGCAATGTTTGCATTGCAGGATATCAACTTCGCGCACGATGCGAAGTCCAATAAATCCCCAGACCTTGTGGAAACCTTCGTTGGGGAATTTTGGTTCAGGTCAAACAAGATACTGAATAGCAAATCGAAAGAAACGCCGTTCTGGGCTTATTATGATTATGACCCATTGCTGCAAAAGTTTGTAGATTTCATTCTGCAATGGGAAAGCCCGCGCGGCTATCCGGTTCAGCTTGTCAAAATGGACCTTGAAAGCTCCGATCTTGCGGTTATGCTTTCATTCACGCTGCGTCACACGTATACCTTTTGCAAGCTGGAACAACAGCCAGAAGGCATTGTGAAGACTGTAGAAAACATACGCATCAAGACCGAGTGCGTCGATTGCAACGAAGGAGCATTATGACATGGCAAAAGTTCTCGAGACGGTGTCAATTAAGGCTGTCGAAGGCCGCAAAGCCTTTACAGCGGCCAAAGGTGGCGTTAGGATACCGCATGACAAGTACATCGAGGTCGAACGCACGACTTGGATCGAACGACTGATCAATGTGCATCAGGACGTTACGGTCGAGCCGGTAGTAGCCTCGAAGAAATCCAAATCGGGCGCTGGCGAAAGCGCTTCTGTTCTTTAATTAAGGAAGCGCTTTCATGGCTCAGGATGTCCTTTCCAACGGTTTCGTGCGGCTCTGCATCGACCCGTCGCTAAATTTCTACGACGGCGCTTGCCGGATGCTCGTTATCGGACAGGGCTTCGACGGGTCAGTCGGCAGCTTCATTCCGAACGTGATCCAGCAGGTCAACAGCGAACGCGACCTTATCGAGATGTTCGGTGAAGGTTCGGTCCTGACTGAAGCGCTGCGCAAGGTGTTCTGCACTTGTGCTCAGGGCATCCAGCTGTTCGGCCTCGGCGTTGCTGATCCGGCCGCTGGCGTCGCCGCTGAATACGAAACCACGATCACCGGCCCGGCAACTGCCGATGGTCGCTTCACTCTGTTCCTCGGTGAAGCAGACTACAACATTGACATCAATGTCAAGAGCGGCCAGACTGCAACACAGATCGCCGCCGCCGTGGTTGCCGCTGTTAGCGACAACTTCCCATATGCCGCAACGGCTGCGCTCGGTGTCATCACTTGGACCGCCAAGAACAAGGGCGTCGTTGGCAACGTTCTCAACCCGGTTTACAATTGGGCTGGTCGTCGGAATTATGCACCGGGCGGCGTCACTGTTGCCACGACCCGCACGACCGACGGCACCGGCGATCCAATCCTGCCAGACCTGATCAACTTGACCGGCGAATGCTGCTATTCGGTAGCGGCCTATCTCGGTCCTGATGTTGCCGGTCAGGAAGCCCTCCGCGACTATCTGCGTGATGCATGGTCGTGCGACAAGCCCCAATGCTTTGGGGCAGGTTACGTCTATGACGTCGGCACGCTCGGCGAAGTCCTCGCAACATCGGACAACAGCCCGGAACTTTCCCGGCTTGCGGTCGCTGTCGATGGCTACGACCTGCCGTATCTGACGTTGGCCGCATATGCTGCACTGACGGCATGCACGGCCTGCACCAGTCCGGAACTTTCGGTCCAGGGCCCGGAGAATGGTGTCCTGAGCTGCATTCTCGTCCCTCAGTCCTGCGCCGCACCGTGGACGTTCGATGAACGTACTCAGCTCCGCGATGCAGGTTTCGTGACGTATGGTCCGTCGGGCTTCGGCACCGGCGAACTTACCAATCCGCAAATCTACAACGACATCACGAATTATCTTTACGATGATTTGGGTCGCGCCAATGCGACTTTCCGTGATGCAAATAGCCGACGGCTTGCCGCCTCGACTGCGCTGTCGATTGCAGCTCAGCTCAATACCTACAATGGTCTGGCGCTGTTCACCCGCAACACAAAGATCAATCAGGGAACCAAGGGCACCAATCCACGCCTCATCCTTGCTGATCTGCGTGCGTGGGCCAAGAACAACATCGGTATCCTCTTCTCGGAGTTCGACAATATCGATCGGGACATCAAGGTCCAGACCGACTTTGATCGCGCTGCCAAGTGCCAAGGCAAACCCGACCTTCTTTGGGTCGACTTCGCCTACCGCCCGCCGGTTCGTATCGGTCAGATCAACACCAATCTTCAACCGAAGGTTCTCGATAACTGCGCGCGGTAATCGACGGCACCATGAGAGGAATTGACAATGTCTTGTGATAATGTCGTTGGCGTAAAAAATATCTTGCTGACGTTCACCGACTGCGATACGGAACAGACCTACGGTCCGTATTCGCATGAACTGGCAACCGACACGCTTCCGAACTGGAAGCTTTGCCCATACACGAACGAAGTCCTCACGCAGGGCTACGTTCGGCGTCAGTCGGCAAACGCGACCGTTCAGATGGAAGTCATTCGTGACCTCCGTATTCCGCTCTCCTATTATCAGGGCTGCGCACAGATCGACGTTCAGGTTGAATACCTCAACGGTCTGGTCTATACCGGCAAGGGCGGCACGGCCACGGGCGACGATCAGTCGGACACACATCAGGTCACGATGAACCTCAGCTACCGGACGCTCGACGAGCTTCTCCCGGCTGAGCAGGTCGCGGCTTAGAGCTAAGGCGCTGTCTGGGTCTACGGGTCCAGAATTGGCGTCTTCCTAGACGCGTCGCTCCGTGCCGTGGGCGGCGCGTCTAGTTGTTTTCACTACGGCACAACGGCACAGGAATACCATTATGCAGACAGTAGCAGTGAAGGACATCCCGGTAGTGATTGGCGGTAAGTCAATTGCCGAATTTCGGGTAAAGCCGATCAAGCTGGCAGGCTTCGTCAAGCTGGCGACCGAAACCAACGAGCTTGGCATCACCGACAACAAAAAGTGGAACGTGATGAACAAGCGCATGCGCATGAAGTCACAGGTTGAATGCATTGCCGATGACGGCAGTGTGGTCAAGCTTGGCGACATGGACATTCCGCAGTTGCCGCGTGTATATGCTTCGAAAATCATCGATGCAATGGGCGAAGATCAAGGCGAGCCCGGCAAGGTCATCAATGACGGCGACGGCGCTACCAAGCCGATGATCTACAAGCTTGGCACTCCTGTCAGGTTCAAGAGCGGCACCGAAGAGCTTTCGTTCGATGAAATTGAATTCATGGCGAAAACCTACGGCGACGTTGAAGAAGTGATGGCAGAAACTGGCAATCTTCAACAGGTTCTCGTCCTGCTGCAGACTGTCGGCAAACCGATCGGCATGGGCGAACAGACTACTGCCGCCCCTTCTTGGGTCGTAGATCAGATCAGTCTCGCAGACGGCTTCACTATCGCAGAAAAGGTGCTGCCGCGTTTTTTAGAGTAGGCAAGAAGATCGGTGAGGCAGTAGAGGAATACCGTTATTACTCTGCGAACACCAACGGTCTTGAACAGCTTACCATTCCAAAACTATCATTGCGGATGAAAAACTTCCGCAAGATTAACGATCAGGACGTAAAGTTCAGAGCCGCAATCGCGGGTGCGAAATTGAAGTGAGGTCGACTTGGCCGACTATACCGAAAAAGCGACCTTACTTCTAATCGACAAAACCTCTGGCAATGTCGCTAAGATCAATAATTCGTTGCGTTCGTTGCGCAAGGAAGCGCTCGCTACCCAAAAAGCATTGAACACTATGGGCTCGGCCCGCGCTGCGAAGAACCTTTCTGCGCAGGCTAAGGCGATGCGCGAGTTCGCCAATGCAGCCCGGCGCGTCCCCAAAACCTCATCGCTTGGGGTCAAGTTCAAGGGCGCGTCCCCAAAAGATATCAATGCCATGTCCAAGGCATTGGGGAATTACAAGACTGCATCCAAGGGCCTTAAAGGTTTGATCGGTGCAGGCGGCTCGACAGGTTCCAATTTCAAGGGCCTCGACCTGCTGGTCACGAAACTGATCAGGGTCGCCCGCGCGGCCGGACTGGCTTCCAATCAGCTTGCCAAGATGAAGGGCAACATTCCGACGGGCGGCGGTAACATACCGGGCAGTCGTCCGCCGCGCACACCTCCTGGGATGAACCCTAGCCCGAACGGTCCTCGCAACATCGGCCTGCAATTGCAGCCGCTGAAATCATTGCTGCGCTCGTTCGTTGTGGACTTGGGGCACACGATCGTCAGCTCGATCAAAGACAGTTTCGTTGAAGGACTGAAAGGCTTTGACGTTGCCAGTAACAAGGAGTTGCAGCAACGCCTGACACCCGACGTTCGGCAGCAATTTGAAAATCAGGCATTTGCAGCATCGCGCGCCAATCCCCTATTGCGGCCGGATCAGCGCGAAGACCTGTACGCCGAAGTTTCAACCAATTTCAAAAATCCGACTGACGCACTCAAGTTCGACAAGTCGCTAGACCGGATCATTCAGGTCAGCGTCCAACAGGGCAACACGACGCAGCAAGCCGTCGAAGGCATTGCGCAGTTGTTCAGAGGACTTGGACAGGCTGGTTATCTTGTTGACAACAAGGGCAATTTTGACCCGCGCGCCAATGCATATATTGATAGCTTGACGGCTGCCAAGGTTTCAGAAGGTGCGCAGATCAACTTCAACGATGCGTTCCAGTTGCTGAAGAACGCTAAGACTTCGGGGCAGTCTATTAGCCCTCGAGAATTCTTCTTCCAGCTGCTTGCCGCCGCTGACGTTGGCGCATCTACGGCTGGTGTTCAGTTGAACATGGCAACCAAGACCTTTACCGGAGAGACCACAAAGAAGGCGATTGCAGCTCAGGAAGCTGCCGGATTGCGCGGACCTAGCACGCTAGTCCCGACCGGCAAGAGCGGCAAGTCTGGTGCGACAACCTATACCCTTGAAGGTGGAGACCTTAAGGACGCAGAACTGTTCCGTGAAAACTCGACGGAATGGATCAGGAAATACATCTTGGGGCCTGACGGTTTCCTTGCAAAGCAGGGCATCGATCTTGCCAATGCCAATCCTGCCACGGTCATCAATGCGCTTGATCCACTTTCCGGCAACCGCAACTCTGACGACTTCTTGGCAAAGGCTGTCTTGCAGTTCCAGGAAGCCATGATCAAGGCGACCAAGTATTTCGACAATCCGCTTACTGATAAAGAGATCGGAGACATTAGCAAGCAGTCGTCGTTCGTACAGATGATGGAAACGCAACAGCAATTCACGACCATGCTCGGCATTGCTGGCGACCGTCTTGAAAACACCTTCATTCCTGTTATCGATAAGATCGGTAATGGCTTCCAATGGGTCAGTGATTTGGTCCAGGGTCGCAGCAAAAACCAGATGCAGGACTATGCGCTGGTAGGTGGCATGGCGGCAGGCGGTGTAGCAGCGGGCCTTGGCACCGTAGGGCTTCTCAAGTGGCTTTCTGGTGCTACCGGCCTAAATACTGCCGCCGTTGCCCTAAGCGCCTCTGCAGCCCAACTGAGCGCCGCTGCGGCAGCTCTTAGCGGCAATGCCTTGCCGGGCGCAGGCCCTAACAATGGACCGGGCGGCGGCGGTGTCGGCAACCTCATGAAGATAGCCGCGATTGGCGTTCAGTCATACCTGCTTGGGTCCGGGATCGCTAGCGATAAGAAGGGTGTGGAAACCCAGATAAACAACGCCAAAGCTTGGTCGCAAGGCGTCAGCGCTTGGCTTCAGAAGAATATCGGCACTCCGCGCTCCTGGCTCGGAATGAGTACCGACAATTCACCGGCTGCTTCGGCGGCAGTACCGCTGACGATGGCGCAGCAAGTCAGTCAGGGCTATAAGACCGGCAACTATACCGATGCGCTAACAGCCATCAATAATTCGAACCAAAGCGTGGAACAGCTCGGCACGACTGTAACGGCAGGATCGCAGGAAATTCTTAGCGCGTTCGATACTGGCTCTACGAAGCTCGGTGCTGCCGCTGATGCGTTCGGAGGCACGGCGGCTAATGCGTTGATGGCGATCGCTTCGGCGTTCGGTACGCAGGCAGGCGCAGCCATGCGGGCAGCTGTCGGTCAGCTCGGCGTAAATGTCAACCAGACACCAGCGGCAGCTGTCCCGAATACCGGGACTAACACGAACATTCAGAGTGGCGGATAATGGCTGAAGCTTGTTACAAAGATCCATATCTTCCTGCCAGCTACAAGGGCATTGCCTTTGATGCAATGGAAGTGAATAGTCAACACGGCCGACGCGGCGCTGAGGGCGAGTTTCCGTTCGGAGAGACAACTGCATATGCGGACATGGGCAGGCTTATTCGCACTTATAGCATTGCCGGTCGTCTGGCTACTAATGACCATGTGCTCCGTGCAGCCGCTCTTATTGCAGTCTGCGAGACGCCGGGTCCTGGGCCTCTGGTCCATCCTACGCGAGGTATTATCATTGTCGCATGTAAGCAGCTTCGTGTCCGCGATAACCCGATGGACATGCAGGGCGTTACAGAGTTCGACATGGATATGGTCGAAGCTGAAATCTTCCCCAATGGTCTTAGTCTTGTTGGGCAGCTTCTTGGTCTTGTCCTTGATCCGCTTATTGATGCGCTGACCGAAAGCTTCAATGACGACTACCATCCTGAGACGGTCACGTTCTACGACCGCGCGGCCGTCGTCGGAACTTCTCAAACGGCGGTGCAATCAATTTCATTGGCCTACGGGCAGGCTGCCAAGGACGAAGACAATCTGAATGTGTACAGGTCGCTTTCGGCCTATGACACACTGTCAACTGATAGCGGTCTGCTCTCCCAGAAAAAGACGTTGCTGCCTGCAATGCGCGATGGCATGGCGCTCGTCGACAAGTATGGCGATAGCACAGACAAACAGACGCTGTTCCGGAACCTTATCAACCAGAACACCAATTCAATTCTCGTTGGTCGTACCGGAGAGAGCTCTGTAAACGCCGTGCAAACTTTTATGCGCGCACTAGGCGCGGGCTACCTTGCCAGAGCAATACTCGAAACGCAGCCGAAAGACATGGCAGAAGCGTTCAGCCAATACGACACTGTCGTTGGGGCCTTCAACCAAGAACTGGTGATCGCACAGCAGCGATGCAACAGCAAACTCTATGTCAAGCTGGCGCGTTTCGTTGAAGACGTCAAGAAGCAGTTGCTCGATCGAGCCTACAACTCTCCGGCCGTTGTCGAATATCAGTTCGCCAGCTCAGTCCATTCCTTGGTGGCGGCTTATCAGATCATGAGCGACGCTACGCAGTTCAAGGATATTGAACAGCGCAATCCGTATGGTTGGCCTTGGCAGGTTGGCCCGAAGGTGATCGCTGCGAGGGCTGCAAATGGCTAAGCCTTTCCAGATATTCGCTGACGGTAAAGAACTGGAACAATATACCGGCGCGAAGTTGTCCCGCAAGAAGGCTGACCTGACAGGTTCGTTTGACTGCGACGTGTTCTTCAATTATATGCCTAAATCACCAATCATGGTTCAGGCATTGCGCGGTCGGGATATCTCCGTCTATGTCGGCGGACAACTAGCCTTCTTTGGGGCAATCGACAAACGCAACGGCAAGGGGCATTCGAACAAAGATGCTGTTTCTGAAGTTACTTCATCAATATCTCCGAATGCCTATTCGGTTAGCCTTTCCGCTCGCGGTCGCACAAAATATCTTATTGACAGTTCGCACCAGCACAAAACCGGAACGATGCTCAAGCCGACAACACGGCAGGTCGCGGAAGCACTGACAAAGGATTTTCAGGTCGAGCTTGACTGGCAGGCGGCGGATGTGAAACTTGAACGAGTTTGCTTGCGGGACGGATGCAATGTTCTTTACGAGTTACAACGGCTCGGAAACGAGAACGGCCATTACTTCTACGAGACCCGCGACGGCAAGCTGCGCTTCACCGACGAGCCGCAAGAGATGGGCGACGATCTTATTCTTGGCACAAACATTCTCTCGTTCTCGGCGGACCAGTCCGAAGACCACGACAAGTCGCGCATTGTGGTTAAAGGTCAGCGCATTAGCAAGACTGTTTGGGGCGAAGAAGCCGTCCTGAATGTTCTGAAGTCAGCCAAGAAGGCAAGCACTGACAAAGACACTCCATTCATAATTCAGCATTACGGTGACGCGTCTCCGGAAGCGCTGGACCGTCGGCTCAAGTTCGAAAGCGACAAGCGCACTGCTCAGTCGTTGAAAGTCACAATAGATGTGTTCCATGTGCAGACCCCATCAGGGCAGCCTTGGGATTTGGGGACGCTGCACTATGTCGAAGTTCCGCCTGAAGGTATCTTCAATGTTATGGAAGTTATTGAGCTCGATTATACGGTCGACGCCCAAGGTACGTTGAAGACAACGCTGACGCTTGCGCCGCCACCCGCGCCAAGTTCAGGCGTTCCCACGACGACCAAAGCGGGCATTGGCAAGCAGCGCCGGGCACAACTCGGTGTCGAAACGATGGACATCTGGGAGCCTGCCGATCTGCAGTTTTCACCTAGCTTCTCGCAAGCGCCAGTGATACAACAGCCTGACTTTCTCGGCGGTATTCAGATTAATACGCCACCATTGAAATTACCATAACGGAGTAACGGCATGACTTCGATGGAAAATTTCCAGAGCAGAAACCGCGACATGCAAGATGGCATTGAGCGGCACGTCTTTGGCAAAATTCAGCATTTGGATACCGGCGCGATCATCAAGGTTCGCGGCAACGGCACAGTTGACGAAGAGGCCGTCCTCATTAACCTTGGGGTCGGAGCCAACTTCGCAGAAAACAAGAATACCGAAGTGTTCCTGCTTGCCAGCGGTTCTGACCCAAGCCTGAAATTGGCCCTAGTCACTATCCCAAGGGATAAGCAGCGGGCATGGAAGGAAGGCACGGGCGGCGTTCAGCACCCTGAAGACCCGGCCAAGGCGCTGGAGTTCAATGCCAAACGGGCTTGGATCACGGACAACTTCGCCGCGCTGATGGGCATCCTGGAAGTGAAAGACGGCAAGGTCATCATTCGTGGTGACTTGGAAGTATCAGGCACAGCCACGGTCAACGTGCGCGTCGTGACGCCAGACAGTTCAAACGGTACGGTCGACATCCCACCATTCGAGGAATGAAATGGCTGAGTGCAATGTTCCAATTCAAGGACGCCGCCGCATCTTCTGGACGACGCAGCCTGATGCTTGCGGCGAACAGAGCTACTGTCATTCCAACTGCGGCTCCTCTGGATTGAAATCCTACGTACCGGGAGGACAGGCAGGCCGCACATTCAAGAATGACAATTATGTGCGCAGTCTTGCGCTAAATATCATTCTCACGAATGGCAAGAAGGCCGACCGCGCTTGCGGTTACAGGCCGGGCGCGCGTGGCGGGCACTGGTCCGAGAGCTATGGTGATAACCTGAATGTCGGCACCAACCTGCGCGACATTCCTACGACCTACACCATTGCGGAAGCTATCAAGCTTATACAGGCAAATTTGACCACATCGCTGCACAAGCTTGTGTTGTATGGTGTTGCTCTTAGTGTCGATGTTAAAGTAAAGTATTTAGGCAGCAACGTTTTCGATGCAGCGATAGATATTATTAGCCAAGACGGCCTGACTTCAAGGGTCGGCATTACCGGCAATCGGCTTGAAAACTCCTGGGTCTGGGGATCGAATTAATGGCATGTGAAATCGAGCGTCCAGACCCGCGCGTCTTGTTTGAGAGCATCAAGTCGATGTTCTCATCGAACGTGCTCGGCGGCGCGAATATCATACCAGAAAGCAATGAGTGGTATGTCGTGTCGAACGACTATGCCATGTCTGAGCAGTTCTTCTCCATCTCCGAACAGTCTTGGCGCGAGCGCGATCCGCGTTATGCATGCTGCGACAATCTGGTCACTATGGCGGCGAATGATGGCTTCTATCCCAAGCCAGCGACGTTTGCTTCTGGCTATATTCAGATGACAGGAGTTGCCGGTTCGGCGCTTCCAGCTTCGTTTGAAGCCACCATTTCAGGGCAGCAATATATCAGCGCTAATACGCTCCCGAGCCAATTGCCGACATCCGGCAGTCTGGTCGTGCGGATGCGGGCGCTGGAACCGGGAACCGACGGCAACCTGAAATCAGGCACGACCAGCGGGCAGCTGAACGCAGCGATCGAAGGCATCAATTCAACACTGACAATTTACGGCGGGCAATTCTGCGGCGGCGCAGTAGCAGAGGAATGCGAACAGTTCCGCACGCGCTACCTTGAACGGATGCGCTACAAGCCCAATGCCAGCCTTGACGCGGTCAAGCAGAAATTGCTTGAATGGCCGTGCATCACGAGTGTCTGCGAACGCGGCGGCACATGCTGCGAACCGGAAGATGCGCTCATCTGGCAAGGCGGCATTGACTGCGCTCGGCCGATCCGACTTTACCCGATATTCGACGGAGTTTTCGACTTTGGCGCAGCATCACAGAACGTCATCGACGAAATACAGGAATGGCTCTTTGGGGTCGTTCAGGGTATCGGCCAAGGACAAGTCCCTTGGGGTATCACCGGCAAACTCTACACGTTCGGAGAAGCGTCCGTCACCATCACCATTGATGGCATGGCCTGCACTTCTCCTGGAACGGCCAATGAAATTAGAGAGCGCTTGCTGGAGTTTGTCGGAAGACTGTGTCCATCTGACACCCTATATCTTCGAGACCTGAACTCCATCGTCGCGCAGCTGATGGCAGGCACCGGCAATTATGACATCCTCATAACGGCCAATGATGCGAACAGTCAGATTACGACTTGCGGTGATGCGGAGCCGCTCTGTGATTTCCGCATCACGGTAACAGACATTGAATTCACCAACCCGAATTGATTGACAAATGGACGGTTATGTTTACCAGAACGGGATTGACGGCTGCGTGCCGGTTGGCGAAATGCCTTCCGACGGCTGCTGCCCTCCCGACATCTTGTCGATCTCACCAGAGAGTTTAGCCTGCAATGCTGTCGCCCTTCTGCCATCTGGACCCCTATGGGACGCTTCCAAGGAACTCGCGATCGGGTGCAGGGGTCTATGCGACGACAATTGTGCCGAACCCTTTGGGGACGAGAAAGATATGTGCGCTAGCCTTGTGCTGCATTCTATCTATACAGCCAAAAAGCTCCATTACTATATCATGGGAGCGCTATGGCCTGCCGTCAGAGAGGCCAATCCGTTTACCGCGTATTCGACCATGGATGAATGGTTGGATCGTCTCGGGTGGATTGATTGTTATAACACCTTCTGCCGCGCCCCTGAACTCGGCCCCATCACTCCTTACGAGATTATCGGGCCTTGCGGCGTCGAGTTTTGCCCACCGACCTTTGGTGAGGAACTCACGCGCATCTACAAGCGCGGAGTGATCATTGCGTTGTGGCGGCTGCGTCACGGCATCATCGAAAACTTGTGCTCGATCAATTTCATTCTGAGTTCGTTGTATTCGGAATTGGTGCTCGACCCCAACTATGATCCGGCCACTGGCGAACCGCCATGCCTTATCCTTCGACCGACTGCCGACTTCGCTAACGTCGTGCTTAAAGACACTGGTCAGCGAACTGAAACCACTATACTCCAGGGTCAGAAGCAGGTTAAACTTTACCTGACGCCCGGCCACGGAATATGTGTCGGCGGACCAGCCAAAGCTTATCCATTGACCTTGGCGGCACATTGCATTGTAAGATCGATGCTGCCGACGTGCTGCAAGATTTGTCTAGTCAGACAACCATAACGAGGACTTGAAATGGCTGGTTTGTTTCCAAGCGGCGGCACTACTCCCGCGAACACGCGCAACGCAGTCCTTAGCCCGAATGTGCTTGCGGGCTGCGACCCGTTGTTCTATCGGGCTGACTGCAATCCGCGCTTCGATCCGGTTGCAACGAACGCCATAATCTCTGAACTTATCAACGCGGTCAATGGTGCTGACATTGCCTATGATTGCTCAAAGCTGGACAACCTTCAGCGAGCAATCATCAAGCTGACGGCGCTGTGTTCCCTGCCGGGCAAGGTTCCTGACACGGACGATTTCATCGCAGGTTGCTTTGACGGCGCTAGCGGCATCGCCAGCATGAAAAGCATTCTCTCGCTGGCGCCGGGTATCTTCGATCTTGCCGGTATCAGCGACGACGACACCATCGGCTTCAACGAGAACGCGGTTGGTTCAGCTCGCAAGATCACGTTCGGCGACCTGAAAGCAAACATCCTCGGGAGCGTTCCGACACCTACAACGCCGCAGTCACTCGGCGCTTTCCGGCCGGTCTCATTCCTTGGGACGTTCGTCGGTACGGGCGGCGCGTCTGGCAACCTCAGCATGGCTGGATACACGGCTGGCGTCTGCCAAGCCATGGTCCCGAACAACGGCAATGTCCGCTTCGGTGCGGCAAGTTGGGTTCCGTCCTCCACTTCTTCCGGCGACTTCAACCGCATCGCAGTTGCTGGCGATACCGGCAATTCCAACAACATCCACGGCGAAAGCACCCACGCTTTCTTCAAGGCACCCGACGGCGTTTGGTGGCTGAACCACAATGGCCTTGCGATCGCGCTGAATAACGGCGGCGACATCATCAGCTACGACGGTTCAAGCACTGGCGGCAACTTCCAAGCATTGTCCGTTTGGGGCGCAACCCGCGTCGATTACAACGGCTAAGGGATAAATACATGCCAAGCATTTTCCCCGATCAAAGCGCTGGTGGACTTATTGTCCGTGATCCGGACACGGGCCTGCCTGTCGCTCAGCCGAATGTAGAAAACCCGGTAGCGCCACCGCTACCGTTCGGCTCGACCTGTGACGTCACGGCCTTGCCTGACGATTGCGGCGTGCGCATTCCAAATTCCCAGATGAACGCGGTTGTCGCTGAACTGGTGAACTTCTTCGTAGCCATGGCACCGGGCCGCGTTTGGGATTGCTCCGCGCTGGACAACATGTCCGAGGCGTTCGAAGAATTCGTCGCCGAACTTGCAGGACAGATTGGCGGCTCACTGAGCTGTAGCGTTGCGGAAAGTGACGGCGGCGAAGCAGAAGCTTCAATTCTGTATTGCGACGGCACGACCATCCGCAAATGGTTGATCCGTGGTGATGACAGCCTCATGGTCAAAATCCAGGAAGAGCTGTGCGCCGGACCGACGTCATATCCGAACACGGCCGACGACTATATGATCTATTGCCGTAATGGCGAGATCAGAACGACGCAGGCTATCACTTTCCAGCTGTATACCGGCGAATGGTTGCAGGCCCGCGAATACCCTTCAACGAATTACCTTGTGCGGCGCAATGGTCGGCTGTACTCGCCGAATGCTGCCATCCCGGCAGGTACGGAATTTGTCATCGGCACGATAGGCGCTACGTGGTACGAGGTAAGCCCGAGCGGCGGTACGTTGCCTTACGACCAAACGCAGCAGTACCTCAAAGACACGATCGTTCTGAACAACGGACAATACTATGCCGCCAATGATACTATACCGGCCAATACGCCTTTCGTCGTCGGTGAAACCGGTCAGACGTGGCGGCTTGTCATCCTCAATCAGTGCTACATCAACGACTTCTCGGCAGACCTGACCTACGGCAAGAATTCCGTGGTTGTGATTGGCGGCTTGCTGTATAGGGCAAAGCAGACGATCGCGCCGGGCGCATTCAACGCTGCCAATTGGGATGTGGTCGGTGGCGAGAAAAACATCTATCGCGGCCCGTGGCTCCTGGCTTCGGCTTACAGCAAAGACGACGCTGTTGAGCATGCCGGGAACATCTATGCCGCCAACGATGTGATCCCAACCAATACGGCTTTTGTGATCGGCGTTGCTGGCGCTACATGGCGCGAACTCAGCCCGTCGCTTGGTGTGACTTACGACACAACCAAGACCTACACCATCGACGAAATCGTGTCTTACATCGGCACGTTCTACGCCGCCAATGGTGATATCCCGATCAACACTCCCCCAACGGGAGGCAACATTGGGTCCAGCGGATCAACATGGCGTTTGGTCAACCTTGCGACCAATCTGATCTTGCGGCAGTTTGCTGAAGACCAGACCTATGTAGATCGAGAGCTGTTCGAATACCAAGGCTCGATTTACCGCACACTAGGCGGCAAGCCGGTCGGGCCGTTTGATGCGACCAAGGCATACATCGTCGGTGAGCGCGATAAGTATCGCAGCGATTGGGCGATTGCGCAGGCATACAAGAATGGCGATCTCGTCATTAACCTGAACTATACTGCCTATGGATACGGCACGCTTTATCGGGCAAACAGCGACATAGCAGCTGGTGCAGGCTTTGTCGTCGTGACTGACGGCTCGGCCAACGCATGGACCATGGTCAATCCCAAGGGTGCGATCTATGCGACATACGATGTCACCAAGCCAGTCAACAGCGGCGACAATGTTTTGACACCTTGGGGTGTCTATCAGGCAAACGATGACATTCCGGCATTTACCGCCTTCACGGTCGGCAACAGCGGCTTGACGTTCAAGTCGATGGGTCGCAGCCGCCCTTCGTTCTTGCTTTCACTGATACCGAACCTTTCGACTTCTGATCATGCCGACGGCTATCTGATCTTCGACAACGCGGCAGCAAAGACCTATCAGGTCGACCCAGACCAGTTCAATGACGGCGACGTGATTGCTGGTGTCAATATTGGCGCAGGGCAGCTCTCATTCGTTGAGGGTGCAGGCGTTACCATCATCACTCCTGACACGCTTTCCTTGCGGAATAAGGTCGGAGTTTCATTCATGCTCAAATGCATCGGGAGCGAAACCTTCGTTCTCTCGGGAGACCTACAAACAGTCTGAGGATATTATGACAGCGTTAACGGCACAAGACATTAAACTCGTAGGTCAGTATGCATCGCAGAAGGGCGTCGCCTTGAACGCCTGCCTTGCTTTCATGCGGGTCGAAACCAACGCGGATACCGGCACTCTGGTCGGCAATATACTGAAGGCGATCATCCGTTGGGAAGGTCACTATTTCGATAAGTTGGTTCCGTCCAAGTTCCAAGCATCTGCGCGCAAGGCCGGACTTGCCAGCCCAAAGGTTGGCGGCATCCCGAACCCGGCAAGCCAGACGGCCCGCTACAACATCCTTGAACGCGGCAAGCTGATCGACGTTACAGCCGCCATCAGTTCATGCTCTTGGGGCGTCGGTCAAATCATGGGTGCCCACTGGAAATGGTTGGGCTTCGCATCTGCTGAAGATTTCGAAAAGACCATGCAGTCTGGCCTTAGTGGTCAGCTGGCAATCATGTTCGCCTTCATGGATAAGTCAGGCGTCATTCCCCATCTGCGCCGCCTTGATTGGTCAGCGGTTGCCCGTATTTGGAACGGCGCTGGTTATGCCAAGAACAAATACGATACCAAGATGAAGCAGGCATACGAGGACTTGGAAGGCGCTCCGGCACCTGCTCCGACTTCTGCCGGTATGCTGCGTTCTGGTTCGTCCGGAGCCAAGGTCCGCGAACTGCAAGGCTTGCTGGTGCGGGCTGGCTTTTCGGTCACGGTCGATGGTGACTACGGCGCTTCGACCGAGCGCGCGGTCAAGGTGTTCCAAAAGAACAATGGCCTTGACATCGATGGCGTCGCCGGACCGCAGACGGTTGAGGCATTGCAGCGCTACAAGACTTCACCGCAGGAAAAGGTCGGTCAGCAAAAGCCGCTGGACACTCAGGAAGTCAAGCAAGGTTTGTTCGCCGGGATCGGCGGTACTGCTGGCTTGGAGACTGCCAAGCAACAGCTTAGTGCGGCCAAGGACCAGCTAGCCCCTTATACGGGCACCGCGATTGTTGATCACTTGACCACGTACCTCGGAGTTGCCTCCGCTGTTGTGATCGTTGCTGGTCTGGCATATGCGGGCTACGGTCTGTATAAGAAACGCCATACAAATCTTGGCGTGGAAACGAGGGCCGCATGAACCTAAATATCAGAATGGCTTTAATCCTTGGGGCGGCGGTCTTAGCGATCACCGCCTTCGGCGTCACTGGATACAAGATCTACAATTACGGCAAGGAGACGGCACTTGAAGACGTGCGGAAGAATAACAACAAACTCGGCAATGCTGCCGAGGAAGGTGCTATCGATTATGATGCTTGTCTCGCTCGCAAGCGGATGTGGGACTGGCAGCACAATCGATGTGGTGGCAATGCGCCGAGTGGTGGGAACTGATCTCATTGGCACACAAGGCAAAACCGCTGCTGATCAGGATAACATTAACCGAACTATCGTCCGCCTTGGCCGTGCCAAGGTTTACACCCCAGGAGAGCTTTCCGCCCACGGTTACAAGCTCGCAGGTGCTACCCAATAAATAAAGGCCGCTAGGTTGCCAAATCTAGCGGCCTCTGTGCGTTTTCTGGTGCTGCCGGGTACTACCCTAGCCGCCAGCCCTAATTGGCCGTTGGCAAGCCGCGTGGTGCAATGTTCCATTCCGCCACCGAAAGCGAAATGCCGAGCGTATTCTTGTGCCGTTGCAGTTCGCCGAGCTCGACCCCAAGCTCAAGGATATCGCGACCCATGCGGCTGATACCCTCCATCAGTTCGTCGATGCGGGCCTGCTTGGACTTGATGGCGCTATTGGTAGCCGAGATTTCATCGGCAATTTTCTTGTAGCTGGCGTCGACGATTTCTGCAGGCGTGATCACCTTCGCAGGCGGGCGGTAGTCGGCGACCGACTTGACCGGTTGCGCAGCAATAATGCTGGTCGGGCGGGCGGAAGCAGCGTCGAGCACTTCGCGCAATGAGCTGGTCTTTTCTACGTCGCCGAATGTCGGTGCTGATAGTGTAGTCATTATAGTCTCTCCTGTTATGCCGTTTGCGGCGTCTTGGTTTTCTTGATAGTGATGATCGTAGCGTCCTTGTGTTCGCTACGAACGATCTGTGCTGCCGCCTCTGGATTTTTAGCGACAACATCAAGGGTGTAAAGAGAACCGGTCGTCCGGCTCTCAACTTTAACTCTGAACTGCATGTGCTCCCTGCTCGGTTATGCGGCAACTTCGCTCTGCAAGCGCCGCGCGTTTTCCCTCTTGTACACTTCCTCGTAAGGACCACTCACGAGAAACTCAGACTTATTGCCACGGCCGACTTTGTCGTTGCCGTTAAGGAGCAAACCCTCCTTTGGGACTTTGCGTTGAAGATCTCGGATACAGGCGTTGATACCCGAGCGGAAGTTGACGTGGGCATTATGCGGGTCAATCTCGTCTTTGACAACACAGATAAGATCATCAAGCGGAACATGGTTAATTCCTTTCTTGAGGAACTCAGAGAAGGCTCGTAGGAGGATAAGTTGTTTGTCGGAATAGCGCATCATGCTGCCTCAAAAATCATCTTGCGAATATCGTCCAGTACGAGCTGCGAGAAGTCCTTTTTCTGTCTTAGGTTCTGTTGTATCCGATTGTCAACTGTACGGCTGGCAATCAGGTCGATGAAGTGGCAGGTCTTGTAGGTGCCGATCCTGTGGATACGGTCTTCCGACTGCCAGCGGTGAATAGCGTTGTAGGAATTGGAATAATAAATCGCATAGGCACACTCGCCCTGAAGATTGAGCCCCGTTCCGCCCGAAGATGGGTTAGAAATAAGGATGTCTTTTCCAGAGTTTTTGTCAAGGAACAATCCTTTGTTGAGCTTGCGATCTTCGTCAGAGGTATGGCCTACGTAGTCCACGGCCCGGGAACCAAACAGCGTCTTCAGATTGACGTAGTCTTCCTTGAACCGGCACCAAACGATCTTCTTTTCCTTCCGGCCGATGTCGTCATCAAGGCTTTCCAGCAAGTCAATCCTTGGGTTGTCCAACTTCTGGGTCGTGCCGTCCTCATCCACCACGAAGCCGCATGCGATCTGTTGCAGGCGCATGACCATGGTGGCCGCATGGTCAACGGTCACGGTAGCATCGTTCTCAAGCCGGACGATAAACTCTTTCTTTAGCTTGTCATATACGGCTTGCTGCTTGGTCGTCAGCTTGAACGCCTTGCGTTCGTACAGCTTTTCCGGCAGGTCAAGCTCGTCTTCTTTGGTAGCCCGGAACGTCACGCTATCGATGCGGCCATAGAACTTTTCCAAGTCCTTATGGCCGACAACCGCCTTGCCTTGGAAGCCGCCCATCTTGCAATATTCAGCACGGAACGGCGTCTTGTATTCGTGGCCGATAATGTCGGTGTCAAGAAAATGGAACTGACCCCAAACGTCTTCGAGGTTCTTCCCGATCGGGGTGCCCGACAGAACCGACCGATAGAGACATTCATCCCTTATCTCCTGGAGTGTCTGGCCTCGATTGCTCTCAGGGTCCTTAGCGTCCTGGCTTTCGTCAACGATAGCGTAGACACGCCCACCCGCTCGTTTAATAAACCGCATAACAGCGTTGAAGCCGTTCTTGGATGAAATCGCATCGAGATTAATAGAGAAAACCCGGAGTTTCTCAGACGCATTAAGCACCTTATCAAACGCCTGTTTTTCGCGAACAGTCGTGAAGCCTTCCCAAGCGTGCGCGACATACGGTATGCTTTCATGGATGTGCTCCGGTAGCTGTTCGTCGACCCACTGTTCATGCACGCCCTTCTTGGTCAGAATGAGCAGGGCGTCGATCAAATGTTGGGACCAAAGATAAACCGCTTTATCGATCGAGACTTTGGTCTTGCCGGTCCCTGTGCCCATGAACAGGGCGCTCAGCGTCAAGTCCTTGGTCTTTTCGAAACCGCGCGTTTGGTGAGCATACGGCTGCTTGACAATCTGGAACGGCGGGCGCGGCTTGCGCACATTGCCGAACAGCGATTGGTCAATAATGTTGACCTTGGACTTCTGCCGAGCGTCGACGAGCGTGCACTCAGGGAATGCTTCCAGCCAATATTCGATATTACGCTGCGAAGTTTCGAACCAATAGCCGCTTCCGTCCTTGGTGAAATTCTTGCGCCCGGCAACCTTTTCGAGAAAGCCCATGAGCCGCTTCCCGAATGCCTGCCCTTTATCAACACGAGCAACGCAGGTTTCATTGTTTGCCGTTAAAATCATTACTCAATCCTACTTAACTGACCCGTTGTGCCATGCCGCCTTTTAAAAGGCAAGGCAGTTATGCAGCGGAAGACATGGGTGCGATATCTTGCGGATACTTGATGTGCTTGCGGATAAGCTCAGCAATGGTCTTCTCTTCCAACTCAGGCTCTTCAAACACGGCCTGATGCGCGGCAAACAGTGCCGGGCTGAGCAGAACGTATTGCAGCACGCCGCCGATGCGGATGCGCTTGCTGTGGGCGACCATACCTTCGTTCAGCATGGCCTTGCGCAGATCATGTGCAGTGCTGAAAGATTTGCCCTTGCTATCGTACCTTGACCAGACTTCAATGTCACGGGTCGAGAGGGCGACGTGCACTTCTTCGAATATGATACGCTCGGCAAGCTCGGCAGCCCGCACTTCTTCCGGAGTTCTGGAAGCAGCAATCATTTCTTTTTTCTTGGTCGTCATTGGGGCTGCTTCGCCGACCGCCACATAGTCCCCAAAGTTTTCGGCCCAATGCTTGATGATGGCAAGGCCACCGGCATTAATCCATTCGTTAAACTCTTTGAACTTCTTGGCAGGCCATTTTATTTCAGTACATTCTGGACACAACCAACGGCGGTCCTCGTCTTCAATCTTCATGGCCTTAACCGAATTCGAGCTGGCAATGAAGTGCGCCCAATTTTCTGTCTGGTAGCGCTTCTGTTGTTTCTCGTTGACCATGATCTCCGTGTCGGTGATGTAGGTCTTCAGTTTGTTGTAGGCTTTCCAGGAGTGACCTGAATAGATTTCACTGACAACGACGAGACGCTTGTTTGCCATCCACGAATTGAACTGGCTCTCCACAATGTCGTTTTCAGTAGGGAAGCCGACATTGCTCATGCCGACCAACGGCGCAAGGATGCGGCTTGACAAAGTAGATTTGCCGACGCCCTGCATTTCAGAGATCAGGAGCAGACCGTACAACATCCGCACTTCCGGCTTGGCTATCAGGGTAGCACACCAGCGCAGGGCCTCCTTGCATTCTTCCGGCTTCACTACCAGATAACGCATGAACTCCAGAAAAGGTTCCGGGTTGCCGGGCATGGAACGGATAGCCGGAGGGATGTGCATGTTGATCGCAGACGTATTGCCTTCGGTAACTTTGCGGCCGACAACGTCAGGGCGGTAGCAGAGCCGGGACATTCGGCCTGAATATTTCTTGGAGATCAACCGGCAGGTATCGGAGGTATCACTGAAACTTGCCAGCATGGTATTGATGATCTTTTCGTTACCAGCGATGTGCGGGCGCTCCAAATTGACAAACATGTCCGCACGGTCGACATAGAACCATTCTTCCGTAACATGCGGGCGCAGAAAATATGCCGGTCGCCCCTTGGGCTGCTTGACTTCGTCTGTCATCCATGTGGCAGGATGGACGCAGCTTTCGAACATTGGCCCGCGATAGATTTCCTTACCTTCCAGCTTGGCAAACATCTTCTTGGGGAACTCGTCAGCAAGGTCAAAGGCCGACGGCCATTCGTCCGTGAACTGCACATGGAAGGTCTGCATGCGCAGCTTCTGCGAAATAGGCGCTACGGCTTCGCGACCGGGCTTGTCATTGTCTGAAACAATGAAGGCACGCTTTATGCCCATGTCTTCCAGCGGGAACCAGTCTGTACGGCGCGGGTTGAGTGCGCCACCTGACCAGCCTACATGCGCCCCGGCCCGGAGCTCTTCCAGCCACGGGTGATATGCCTTGTTGTCCTCTAACAGACGGTGCATGGCCCGTGCTGCCTTGGCACCTTCATGGATGAACACTGTCGTATAGTCACCGATCTTGTCCAAGCCATACAGCGGCAGGAGCGTCGGTGGTTCAATCTTGCGCCACTGGTCATCTGACCAATAAGTCCACGGTATATAACGCTTCTCTTCCATGTCATCTTTTGGGTCGAGACGCTGTTGCAGCATCAGGATTTTGCCCCAACGGTCCTTGAATTCAAAGACGGCGTTGGCGTCGGCTTCCATCAGCGCTTGTGGCAGGTTGATCGCGCGGGCAGGCGTCACATATTCTGGGAACGTGACCGTAGTCCATTCAGCCGTGATATTCTGCTGCTCCAGCTCGCTTGGGGCGATGCTGTCATCAGTCGACACCTTGCCATCGGCCGGGTCAAACTCGATACGGTTCAGGTCTTTGAAATATTTGCCGCGCTTTTCACGGATAACGGCGGTATATAGACCGCGCGTTTCGGCCTTAATCCGCCGTAGATATTGTGCTACGGATGGAATGTCGTAAAGATCGGATATCATGATTTGTTACCGCCCAACAATTGGTCAACCAGCGCGGCAGCTTCCCGTAGCTCCCGGCTCCATTTAATCAGCACGTCTTTAGGGATTGGGCGCTTGACTTCCAGAGCTAAGGATGTCGCCCCGCACATAGCTCCCGTAACTACCAGTAGTCGTTCCAGTATCGGTCCCGCTCTCAACGGTCTGCTCCTGTTGTGCCGTTTCAAACTTTGGATCGATATCGCCAATATACCGAACCAGTTTGATATTAATCATTCTGAAGTCTTTAGGCACCGTCCCCTTGATCGCGTATAATGCCTTGCTTGCTCGCCCGCGATCAATGATAGGTTTAGCTATATCCTCGTAGTCGTAACGTCCCACCTTGGCATAGATATTGTCAGTATCATCAGCCAGATGCAGCCCCAAGGAAAGGTGCGGCCCGCTGAGCCGCTTGCCACCACGTTTTGCAACGTTGATGTCTTCGTTTTCGTCTTTAGGGTTGATCTTTGCCATAATGACAAATACCAAGACGTCGTATTCTTGCCCCGTGACCTGTATCTCATTGAGAGGTGTCGGTGGGTTGAGAATGTTCCGCTCACGCGGGTCAGGCATAACCCGTCTAAAGGCGTCAGCGATTGGGGCAAGGGTGTCAACTTTCGTCTTAGGTGAGCTTAACAGCTTAGCTGCACGCGCCGGTAAAGGCAAGCTCATTGCGCGCGCCGTCATGATCTCCTGAACTAGCTTTGGGCCAATTCCCTTAACGTTTTGAACGGGTCCAATTAGCAACTTCTCACCGTCAACCACGCCGACGCGCCACTTGTCGGTGGAGAGCTCTTCGTGTGCGGCAATATAGCTGACACCTTCATCGCGCATTTCTCGGAGTTGCTTTAGCTGCTTGGCAATTCCATCGGCGTCAGAGCCCTTATGTGTCAGTGTGGCAGCTGCAAATTCAAGCGGATAGTGTGCTTTGAGATAAGCGCATTGATAGCTGATAAGGCCATACGCCACCGCATGAGATTTGTTGAAACACCAAGCCCCAAATGCGCAGAGACTATCCCAGACGTCGAAGGCGATATCAAACGGAACTCCCTTCTTGACGCACTCCTCCTTAAATGGATTTCCAAAGCCGTCAAAAAATTCACGTCCAAGAGATTTTGACATTGCTTTACGTAGATTTGAGGTGTCCTCCCAAGAAAGTCCCCCGACTTCGCGCACGATAGACATGATTTGTTCTTGATAAACAACGACCCCAAACGTATCAAGGAGGTACGGCTCGAATACGGGATGAGGGATGCGGACTTCTTCCTTGCCTGCCTTGCGTTTGATCCAGTGCGCCGTGCTTCCCGACGACAAAGGTCCCGGGCGGGCGAGCGCTGTAAGTGAGATGATATCGTCGAGGCACGTAATATTGACCTCTTTCGAAACTCGTTGCAGCGCTGCACCTTCAAACTGAAATACTCCTGAGAACTTCTGCTCGTTAAGTACGCGAAATGCATCCTGGTCCTCCGTCGGTATAGCATCAAGCCAAGCGCTGCCTTTGCCTATCAGGTCAAGCGCGTCCTCAAAGACGGACAATTGGGTCAGCCCCAAAGCATCGATCTTAAGAAGGTTGAGCTCTTCGGCATCCTTCTTGTTGCAGTAGGTGCCGCCCGTGATGCTGTCAACGGCCACATATTCCTTGACCGGACGCGCGGTAACGATGACGCCTGCCGCATGCTGTGATTTGTTGTTAGGGTGGCCTTCCATCCGCATGGCGATTGCCATTTCAGGATGCGCCTGCATCAGCTTTTGCCCGGCAGGCGTCTTCTCGAACGTGTCTTCGATGGCCTTTAGTGCACGCGCGTCACCTGATGATGTTTCAATCATACTGTCGCGCACGGGATTGGTCAGCCAGAACGGCACGCCAAGGTTCTGCGCCGCCGCTTCAATAACCGATTTCGGCTTGTACAACGACACGGTGCCAAGGCGCGCGGTACGGTCCTTGCCGTACAGATCTGCCATGTGTTCGAACACCAAGGAACGGCGTTGTTCGCTAAAGTCGATGTCGATGTCAGGCAAGTCCATGCGGTTGATGTCGATGAAACGCTCGAACAGCAATCCGTATGGTATTGGGTCAATCATCGTGATCCCAAGGAGGTAGCATACCAGACTGCCTGAGCTGGAACCACGGCCCGGCCCTACCAGCATGCGCTCCTTGGACCATGCAATCATTTCAGACACGATGTAGAAGTAGTCCTCAAAACCCTTGTCGTCAATAAGGGTCAGCTCACGGTCAAGGCGCGCCGAATAAACCGGATCGTCGAGGTTGCACCGTAGGCGTTCGGCACCCGCCACACACAGTTGTCGGAGTGTCTTATCCTTGACAGGTGTAAGGAGTGTACCTTGTGGCAGGAGAGCATTGCACTTCTCCATCGCTCGTAGAAAATTCTCTCGTGCTTCATCAAGCCGTGCGTCCGAAGCTTGACATTTTGCAACGGCCACCCGCCATTCTTCCGGATCGAGTATATATTGTGGATAGCTCTGCGTCTGTTTATTGCGACCCATAAGAGTTTCGTATAGGATGCGGTCATTTTTGCCAGTATAGCGGTTTTCGCTGGACGCAATGAACTGGAACCCGAGCTCTTCGGCTTGCTTAAAATAGCCGGGATAGACCGCAGGTGTGACACCGACATATGTATCTTCATCGGGCTCCACGAGCTCAAGTCTTGCTCGATGACCAATGATTTTGATAACACCCTTCGCCCGTGCAACTTGCTCATAGGTGAGAAGGGGCGTATAGCGAAATTGATTTGTGGCAAGCTCAATAAGGTCGTGGATTGCGAGGATGTTGTCTTTGGCGTAGAACGTAAATTCACACGTCGCCGGGCGCTTGTCTTGCGGGCCATTGGTGACATTGATAGTAACCCCATATATAGGTTTGAGGTTCTTCTTCTTGGCGAGCTTCCGCCACTGGACGAACCCAAAAGTTGAACAAAAGTCAGAGATAGGCGCAGCCGGATATCCGCATGCAACAATGCGGTCCATGACTTCTTCGATGTGGCCTGCAGAGTGGCCGTAGGAATATCCGGTCATGACTTTCATTGGGGTAGTTCCATCCTGGAGTTCATTTCGGCAATCAGGTCGTCGAGGTGGCGCAGGTTGTCCAATGACAAAGTGTGCACACCCATTTCGGCAATATTGAAAACGTACAGAGGCCGACCGCGCAACCGGTCGATAGTATCGTGGTTCAGGGCGAGGTAATTGATCTCAAGCCCCAAGCCTTTCTTATTATCGTTGGTGCCGCCGCTTATCGAGGCCATGTGACGGCTATACAAAACCGGGTAGCCTAGCGCCTGTACGGCAGCGCCGCCACGGTCAACTAGCTCGCCCATGACATGTGCATCACAGACGATTGCGAACTGTTTAGCCTTGCCTTCCTCAAACATCTTGACAATCGCTTGCAGCGACTGCATATGCTGATTGGGTCCGGTGCGTGGCTTCTTCATAGAATTCCCCTGTTCAAGAGTTCAACATAACAGCGGGCAGTTGCCCGCGTATCCGGCTCGGCTCTATGGTGGTCAGCGAAGTCTGCGCCGAACAATTCAGTGTGCAACGCCCCAAGGTTGAGGCGGTAGCCTTTCAGGTGTTCCGTACCTTCAATGGTGCAAATCACTTCCGGCAGGTTTATCTCCACACCTAGCCGTTTGAATTCAATCTCAAGCATGTCTTTATCGTACCCGGCATTATGGGCAACGATACGATCATGGCTTTCGACGTAATCTTTGATTTGCTTTGCCACAAACGAGAAGGTTGGGGCATTGACGAGCATCGGCGCAGTGATGCCGGTGATCTGGGTCGTGGTTTCGGTAATAACGAACGGCGGCTTGATCAACAAAGACAAAGTTTCTTCGGTGACTTCGCGAGCTTCCCGCTCCACAGTGATGCCGAAAAATTCAATCACATATGGCTGCTTGGAAAGGGGACGACCGATGTTATCAATAAGATCGGTCGTCTCGGTATCGAATACCAAGTCCCTCATTTTTGCGGGACTTCCAGGACGGCAGGCGGCGCGTCTGAGTTATGCTCAAGCTGGTCTAGAGCCGGAGGTTCTGGCGCAACCTGTTCGCTATCTTCTCCAGCGCCGGGTCGTACAACTGTCCGTCCATAGACGAATGCGTCTGCGGCGGTTGGGTCCGGGTATCGGCCGAGAAAGCTATCGGCTTCACGCGCCTGGACCTCCGGCTCATTGGTCGCAGCTTGGGCAGCTTCCTCGTAGCCATGGTATTCCGCCATGCTGGCAGCCTCCATGTCCAGTTCCTTGAGCATCATGGTATATACCGTCAGGTCGTCAAGGCTGTCGTCATGACCGCCGCGCTGGAAGTTTTCAGCGTAGCGGGTCAGCTTGGCAACCATCTGCGTGAACACTCCGAGCCGGTTATGGTTCTCGACGTTGGTGACGGCAAGGCCATAAGGGAACAATGCCTGCATGACAAGTCCATGGCGCTTGTAGTTGTCGCCATAAAGCTTGTTGCGTTCCTCGTAAATCTTGGCCTTCTTTTCAAGTTCGGCCGCAACGTATGGCCGAACTTGCTTCACTTCTGGTAATTCTTTCATCCGATACTTCCATTTCTGACCTGCCAGCATTCAATGCCAGCGTTGCGATATGCCTCGACCACATCGTCACGATCTTCAAGTGCAATGAACATCGTGCCCGGTTCCGGGTAAAGGCGTTTGATCTCGTCAAGCAGTTGCAGCTTGAGTTCCGGCTCCTTCGTCTTGGGGATGTCGAAGTTATCCCGCATCAACAGATGTTCCGGGTGGATGTTCACCTTGCGCATTTGCTCCACTGTCTGGTCATAGTATTTCTGATACCGACCGGTAACAATGACAAGCTCGAAGGTTGACCAATACACGGAAGAAAGGAACTGGCTCATTACCGGATAAACTGTGTCGTCCGGGAATGAAGTTTCGTACTCGGCCCACTGTGCAGCTTTGAACAGATGGAGCCTTTGGGCGTTGTTGAACAGAACACCCTCAAGGTCGACTAGCAGGACAACTGTCATTCTACCGCAACTGCCTTGCTGCCAATAGTCTTATAACCAGCGAAGAGTTGGCTGTAAAAATATGATGAACGAGCACCGCTAGACCATACCAGATAATTACCGATAATGCGTAGGCCGACATCAAGATCGCCAAGCGTTTCAAAATGCGCATTTGTCGCCTCAGACAACATGACGTTCGCCCCAAAACCTTGCGAACTGAAGGTCAGTATCGGACCTTTCTCCTTGAACGAGGCGAAGCAGTACCCAAGCTCAAAGCTAGTGCCGGTATCACGGTCATCGATGCAGGCGAGCAGGGCAAAGCTCCTGTTCATTGCATCGATGTTGTTGGTGAAGATATCCTTCACATGCTTCTTCCGCTCTTCCGGCGGCAGGTCGACGAGCACCGGGCTAAGGTCCTGCGGGTCGCAGACGATCAGGCCATGGCTTTGCAGCATTTCCTTGGCTGCGTGCATGGTGGCCTTCTGCTTGTCGTTGAAGAACGGGCCTGCCAGATACACGTCATACTTAAATCGGCTCATGGGCCTACGCTCCTTCTTCTTCTGCGAGTTGTGACTGGACCTGACCCTGCCAGAACTTGGTGCTATTGGTGCGCTTTTCAATATACCGCAACACATCGGTACGTTGATTAAACGTCACGGGCTTGGCACCCATGCCGCACCATATAGGGCAAGGCGGTGCCGGGTCCTTGCCGTCATAGCGCAACTGATTGTCCTGCGCGACCGGGCATTCCGTCTTGTTGGTGCAAGGCAGGATAAAACCGTCGCTCGGCCCGAGGGCCTTGTTCAGCTGCTTGACGATTGGGGACCACAAGTCCTCCTGAGCGATCCAGCAGTTGCGCTTCTTGACCATGTTCTGCGCCGTCTCAAGTGACATGACCATGGCAACATCAACAGGCGAACGGATAGGCATGGTCACGCCATCTTCAGTCAGGAAGTTCCGCATAGTATCACGGATCATGACCGGCCGATGACGCACCAACTGCGCCCGCAGACTGACAGGAACGTCGGTAACGTAGCAGTAGACGAATTCCTGCATCACTGAGACGTTGGCAACATCAATATTGTCGCACATAGGGAAGATGTTTTCCGCCCCGTATGTTTCGATCGGCAAGTCCTGATAGATGCTTTGGTTGATGGCCCAACGCAGTTCTTTGTAGAAGTCGTTGACCATATCCCAAAGCTTGGGGCTGCGCTCAAGGCTGATACTCTTGCGCAGTTCGTTGATGCCTTGGGTAAACCTGATCAGGGTCCGGGCCGAAAGCTTGAGGGTGAACGAAGTCAGGTAAACCATCGGCAACCATTCGCGGAAGTTGTCCTGGGCTTCGTTGCGCACTTGCGCCGACATCATGGATTTGTAGCATTCCTTGACGCCGGGATGGTCAGCATACTGATAGTACACTTCCCAACGGTTAAGGTCGTCAACGCGACTGGTGCGCGCCCAAGCGACATGGTCTCTCAGGCTGAACAACATTTCGCGGAAGATGATCGGGCATTTGACGGTGAGGATGAAATCCTCAATTTCGTTGACGGGTGTGTCGACTTTCAACACATCAACAAGCTTGCTCGTCTTGTCGTTGGGGCGTGACGTGCCCCATGCTTTAGCGACATTCACGCCGTTAGGCATACGATCGACATGAATGTCGATGCCTGCTCCTGTTATCATTGCCTTATAGTCCTTTGAAGAAAGCTCCAAATCTGATGTCCCCGGACCGCGAGCGGGCCAATAGATCGCTAAGCTCTAACACGATCCATTCAAGGGGATGGTCTTTCATTTTCAACACAAGCTTGTCCATCTCCACCGTGATCTCGTCCGAGACGCGGATGAAAGACTTGTTGCCCAACATGGCAACTTCACTCATGGTCTTATAGACGACCGCCGCCATGTCACCAAGCTTGATGATATCGCCTTCGAGGTCGTCCGCCTTGGCTTCTGCCCAATCCTGAGCAAAGTCCACACGAAGGATAGCAATCAATCTGTTGACGGCAACAACTTCATGGACTTTCAGCGCCGCCGTAACTTCCGGCGACGAATGTTTCGTTGGGCGCGGTACGTCGCCCGTGATTACTTCTTCAAGGTCATGGGCAACCGCCCGGCTGAGCAGGCGCCCCAAACGAACGGTATAACCCTGTTCGCTGAGACGCCCGGCCACGAAGTAGCAGAACACGCACATGAAGCCGATATGGTCAAGCAGGTGTTCCCGATGGACCATAAAGTCACGCGAGTACCGCTGAACATTGCTGGCTTGCGCGATAACTTCGAGCAAGTTCTGCATGTCCCGCTTTACTACGTGTTCGCTATTTAACATCTTCAAGGCTCAACTTCTTTTTCTTCTTGCCGTTCTCGTCGTAAAACTCGAACTTGGCAACCTGTCCAGAAGAAAGCCCAAGCACGTCAAGCTTGACGTCGCTGCCAGTCTTGATCAGTTCCTTGGCAAACGCCTGAAGGCTGGCGGCATGGACGCCTTCGGTCATGGTAGGCTCGACGTCTTCGCCGTCAACCGCGATTTCCTTGCACAGATCGGCAAGCTTGCCGAACACCACACTGGCGGCATTGTGCATCGACTTCGGGAAGTCGACCGAAATACCGGTCTTGATCAACCGTTGTCCGCCGACCCTGATCAGTTCCCCAAGTGCAAATTCACGGTCGTGTTCCTCCTTGGGGAGCGAACCGCTGACATAATTATCAAGTTTTACCTTGATCTTTCTGTCGAGGGTCTTGTACTCGCCAGTGTTGGCGAGTTTCATTGCTTCAACAAGCTCGTATTGCTTGATGCGATTGAAGCGCCCAATGCGGGTCTTCAGCATCTCCATCATGCCTTCGATCTCGTCCTGCAGATCGCTGGCTTCTTCGACAAGCTTAACGATCTTTTCGGTGTTGCCGGAGGCAGCCGTAGCTGCCTCCACTTGTTGCGCTATTCTGTCGAGTAGCTCCATTACATTTCCTGCCCTGTGTCTTTGCTGCCGCCGCGCTTGCCGCCTGCAGAAGCACCCGCACCATCGTCGAGCGTCGAAGTGTCGGCCTTGGCAAGACCGGCATCGATGCTTTCCTTGAACGAAATAGCCTTGGTGAACAAACGTTCAGCAGCGGCTTCGTCCTTCTCGGCAAACTCGGGAATGGACCGGGCGCGGTCGATGACCCAACCGACCCAATTGCCCTTGGCATTGCTTTCGGGCGTCGTGGTCAGCTTGTAGCTCCGATAGTAGAACGGTGCCTGGAACACAGTTCCGTCCGGCCGTTCGATCTCTTCAGAGGTTGCCAGCGTCAGCCAGCGGCGGGCCTTCTTGAGCTGCATGCCTGTGAGGGCGATGAAACTCGGGCGCAACTTGGCGTTGAGATTGAGGCCGTAGATTTGGGCTGTCTCGACGATGTAGTTGCCGTTGGGCAGCGCATCACGACCGTTGATGTCTTCTTCGGTCTGCGCCATAATATCATCATTGTCGTAAATGTTGATAAGGCCCTTGCCAGTTTCGCGCGGAGCCCATTCAATCCACTGCTTGTCGAAGTGGACAGGAACAAAGCCAAGTTCCTTGTTGAAGTGCTCGCTCAGGCCCGTGTCGTAGATCATGCCGGGCCGCAGCTCTTCACGATACTCAGGCTTACCTTCAACGCACTGTGGGCTCAGTGCTTGGAGGATCGTTAGGCGAGGGATCAACAGATCCTTCGACGTAACATTCTCGAGGCCCGTTTTGCCAGTGTCGAAACGCCCGGCAGCAAACCCCGTCGCCGGAACCTTTGGGGTCTCAGCTTTTGCAATCGCTTTTGTCATTTGATTATTGCTCCAAGAGCGCTTGTAAACGAGCTATCCGTTCACATTTTGGCTCGTTTACCACTTTTAATAGGTTTTAATTGCCATGCAACCTCAAAAACTTTTATTTTTGTAGACCGTTGTAATTGCTATGTTTTCTTGTGTATAAAATAGCTTGCCTTTTATTTTGCCACATGCCAAGTTAGCCAACATAGAGCGGAGAGCAAGTCGTGTCTACAATCAAGAACAAACAGCAAGTACAAAAAATGCAGGTCGCATATATTTCAGCGTGGGAAAACATTCTGTCAGTAAAACCCCAATGGGAACTGACACAGGCTGGTGCATTAGAAGAAAATTATATGCGCCGTTTCTTCGCACACATTGAACTTTACGGGGTCGAGCGGTGCGATATTGAGGCTCCGCATTTCGTCATCACTGCCGCACAGCTCGGCATTGTCAATACATTCAGCGGCTGGGATCGTTTCCTAAACGGTCAGTCGCCCGTCGGGAGCCTGCTTTAATGCTGATGCAATTTCTGGACTTCGCGTTCCAAAGTTTTGCCGTCTGGTTTGGTGTGCTGATTATGGGAACATCATTTGCCTATGCTGCCGCCTACGGTGCATGCTTCGCCGTTGCCATGGTCGTCTCACTCGTGCGAGGCAAGTAAATGGATCGGGTTTACACGGCACAACACCGGATCACTTGGGCTGGCATCAATCATGAAGTGAGAGAACTCTACCAAAACTCCGCGAAATATCTGGTCGAGAATGACGTTGTTCAGATCATCCAGCGCGAGGATGCGTTCAAGTCTGTGCAAGCCTTGGTCGAGGCAGGCATCATGAAGTTGCCATATTCCCCAATGGTCATGGAATTCTCGGCGACCGAACAGTTCCGCTGGTTCATCCTGATGATCGACAAGGGCGAGTGCATAAAGTGCACCGCGATATTCCTGCACCTACCAACCGACCGCACGGTCTATGCTTGTCCGCAAGCCGACCTGTATATCGAAAAGGACGGCATGGTCTGCAATGGCCCGGAGCAGATGCAGCACGGGCACGCGATCATAGCAGCGGCGACCATGGCGCTTTTGTTCCTGAACACCAAGGGCATTGAAAAGACGCACATTACCTGCGACGCCCTGAACAAGCAGCGCGAGCGCAAGGGCCGCTCCCTTATTCCTGCCGTTACGGTCATACGGATCGCAACAGTCTATGACCGTAACGGCAAGGCGACGAAGCACGTCAGCGGCGGCAAGATGCGCGTGCATCTGCGTGCCGGTTATACGCGACGGCAGCACTACGGTCCTGGGAACGAGCAGACCAAGATCGTCTATATCGAACCGTGCCTCGTGAACTTCCAGCCGGGTGACGAAATGCCCGCCGCCCCAAGCCGGAGAATAAAGCTGTGAGCGACTACCAGTACATTGAAGACTATTATGAAATTACGTTCAATGTTGGCATGTTCGTGACATGGAGCGAACCGGGCGTGCGCTTTGGTGACATTGGTGTGGTGGAGCATCATCGCGGCAGCGACACCCACTACGTCAAGGTCCGGTTCAATGGCGAAAAGCATGCCGTACCGTGCCATCCGCGAGCACTTGAAATCATACCACCGAAACAGGAGAATACATATATGGTTGACTTTATGCAGCGCCTGCGCGCTAGCAATGTTCTGCGCGACGCGGAATGGGACCCGTCGCACAAGATCGACATGATGTTCCGCTTTGCTGAAATGATCGGCGAAGCTGGCGAAGTCGGCAACGTCGTCAAGAAGATGCAGCGGGAAATCCTGGGCCTTGCCGGTTCTAGAGCAACCGTTGGGGACTTGGCCGACGAGCTTTCCGACGTCATCATTTGCTGCGACCTTATCGCCATGATGAAGAAGATCAACTTGCAACAGGCGATCCCAATCAAGTTCGATAAGACCAGCATCAAGTATGAGTTGAAGTCGAGGTTCATAGTCTAGTGAAGAACGAATTCGTTCTGCCAGATAGATACTCTCCGGATTGGGATGTGTTCAGAGTATGCGCCGGGATAACCGTCCAGTGCATGAAGGAATGGAACCGCGCCCCGAAGTCAAAAGCAGATAGGCTTGAATTGCGCCGCCGCGAGTATACCGTGGCGACGTTCCCCAACACGGAGAAGGGCTACTACGATCTGCAGTCCATTCTCCACATCCTGGAGGCGGCTTATGATCTTGGAGCCTCCGAAAAACAAGACGAATTCCAAAGGGTATTGGGCATAAAATGACAGACGCATTACAAAAAGTCGGCGAACCGTGGACCGCATACTACTTCCGTGAAAGCGGAAAATACTATACCGAAGGCAAATGCTTCATTAGCGCTGAATTGTTCCGCATCTACACGGTCGGTTCCAAAGTTCAGTTTATTGACGCGCTGCTGGCAAGCAACGGCGGCAGGTTGCCGGGCCTTAGCGGGCCGCACACTGACCTGAGTATGGTCCTGTTCAGTGACAACAGCGACTTTGGATACCCGCTCATGTTTCCCGCAGGAACATTGGGTTAGCAGGCTCGTCAGTTAATAAAATACCTTGCCATTAATGGCCGAAACGTGCCACAGTGTCAAGGTCAAGGAGCCACAAATGACGCCCAAAGAAAACGCGATCGCCGTACTCCGTCTTTGTGAAGACGACCCGGAGTACGACAACCTTAGACTAGAAACAGATATTGCCGGGCATATCATGCAGCACATGGGCATTGAAAAATGGCCTACGTGGCGTCCAATCTATGAATATATCGGTTTTGACATGCAGCAAGGTGCCGAGCTTTGGTATCTGCTCAATGAAGAATGGCCGAAAGATCGCGTCTTGCGCGTGTTCCATCATATGATTGAGAAGGCCCACGGACCTGTGAACCATGTCCCGGCTTCAAGGCGGTTACTATAATGGATGTTATGCCAAGGAAGATTGTTAAAAGACCGACGCCGATGAGCGCCCGGTTGTGGATACAGGAAGATATCGACAAAGCCCGTGCAATGGATGCGCGCGGCCATACGGCCAAGGAAATTGGCCGGGCGCTCGGTCGCACGCCAGCCTCGATTTATTCCAAGCTTTGGGAGTTGGGGATCAAGCGCGGCAAAATGACCACGGGTCGGATCAATTTGCGGTTGGAACCTGACGCCGCCGTGCTATTGCGTAATTACTGCAAGAAGCACAAGCGCACGATAACAGAAACCATAAACACCTTCGTCCGCATCGGCACGAAGGAAGAAGCTTAGGTCGGTCTCTCCAACTCAACCCGGCCTAGGACTAGCCCTGTCGGTGTACGGCACTCGCCGACAGGGCTTTTAACAGGAGATTAATGATGGGCGTTTGGCGTCGTCGCAATCCTCACGAAGTAAATATTTGGAAATGGCTAGCGGCCATTGTCCTATTGTTCATTTTGGCAACGGTGACGACATGCCTTACAGACCCAAGAGGCAAGACTATTAACACTGATGTCCAGACGGACCATAGGGCGAAACAATGAGTTTCTTTAAGCAGGTTGAAGGCGAAGCGGCTATCTTGGTCACGAACGGAGTTTACTCCCAGACCGAGCTGTATACTTGGAATGGATATTTGTATGCAAAGTCAGGCAGCGGCTTCGTCCGGCTGATGATGGACGGCGCAACCACGAAGTCGGCAACCCGGCTGGCGCATATCAGCTGGACCGGGCAGTTGTTCCAGGACGCACTCGGCCGACTGTGCACGGGTGACGTTGTTGGGGCCATTGACCTTGATGAACGAAAAGCACAGTTGTTACTCGGGTGAGCCACGCTAACCTGAAACGGATGTTCGAGCAGGCGGACACCACTGACCTGACCGAAGGTAAGTTGGCGTATTGGCGGTATCATCAGATGATGCATTCAATCGCCAAAGTCTACGGTCATGACGTGCGGGAAGTGACGGCAGCGTTCGTCGCGCTCAGCCCCAATAGTGACTACTTGGGGAACCTCCGGTCACTTATCAGTGTGCTGGAAGGGGTGCGCAGAGGCGCGCAAGTTGACGACATTACGGTTGCCACCTACAAGGGCTGCCGTGACAGGGCCTATGCATACGTGACAAAGCAGCAAGACTTTCTTCTGACGGCCCGTGGGCCTAAGATACGGGCATTCTATCACAATATCTTGTTTCCGGACCACAAGGAGTTCGTCACTATTGACGGGCACATGGTCGGCGCTTATCGCGGCAACGATGGAACCATGAAGGAAAACATCGTCAGCCCGCGCGTATACAAGGAAGTCGCATCGACGACCAAGCGGCTGGCGAACCAATTGGGATTGATCCCAAACCAATTGCAGGCGGTGATATGGTTCACCCGCAAGCGCGTCCTGAATGTAAAGTACGACGGTCAAATGTCATTGTTTGGTGACAGCACAGACCGTTGGCAGACCATGGTCAAAGTAGAGGAGATTAAGCCTTATGACACAAGACTTAACTGGTATGAATGAAAGGTATAAACGCCTTGCGCAAGCCCTGTACGAATTCGATCCGGTCGTTGAGCAAGAGACTGACACGGTCACAGGCGAACCGGTTGGCCCGGCAGACGTCATCACTTGGGCTGACGCGCTCGACAGCTACCCGGCGACTGTCGAGGCTATTGAAGAGATGGCGCTTGTCGTAGGCAAACACTTGTTGGAAAACAAGAACCTGCCGCAACCGCTGGTCGATGCAACGCTTGGCCTCGACCAATATGGCATCGTGGAGACATTCTAATGTTGATAGTATCGCCGAGCTATGGCTGGTATGAAAAGTCCACGCCAGAACAGAAAGAATTGTTCTATAATATCTGGCCCACTATAAAGCGTGACAATAAATCGCTCGCTGAGTGGGTCGAAGCCGAAGACAAGGCGGCGTACCATCATTGGAGCGCAGAGCGCCTGATGTGGCCGGAATACATGGAGTTGTTTGAAGGCGGCATAGCCATGACGGCAGAGCCGTACAAAGGCACCATGCTGACCCGCATGCATGATCGCATCACGGCTGATGAAAAGTATGGTGATAAAGCCAGAATGCTGATGAACGGTCATGCGGTGCAGATAACCATTCCAGATTTCGCGCTAATGGCGATCAAGAATGTCACGTGGCTGGACGACGCCTGCACAGAAGACGTGCAAAAGAAACTCGACGACGGTTGGCGCATCCTGGCTGTTTGTCCGCCGAACAATGCCCGTCGACCTGACTACATCCTTGGGAGATAGCAGTGAGCCACCCTTACGAAAATATACATGCCGCTCTTCAGTTCGCCCTTGTAACCGGTTCTGAAGTGCAAAGTTTCCTCAGCGCATGGACCCATGGCGAATGGGATGTGCTCGACCGAGAATGGCCTGAATGGAAGGTGTTCTTGGACAAGTTCCCCAAGGGTGTTCCAGACTGGCCGATCGATACACTTATCGATGAATTCGCAGAAGCATTGAAGCAGAAGGCGTTCGCGGCGCAAGAGAAGTACGGATACCATCCAGAAGGGTGGAAGGAAGATAATTGGGAGCATTCGTGCAGGCGCGGCATGTTCCATCATATTGACAAAGGCGACCCGCGCGACGTTGCGATCTACCTTGCGTTCATGTGGCATCACAAATGGTCGACGAAGCCCCAATCAAGTGACGAGCTTGAACCAAAGGCAGCTGAGCAACCGCTGACGTTAGCAGATGTAGCGGCAATATTCGGCGATACCATGCCGATCTCCGTTGTTAATGTCATCCAGTTGGGGCTTGAGCCTCCTGAGGCCCGCGTGGCGTTGGCAGCCATCAAGTCTACACAGACAGACGCCAAGCGCAACGGCAAGTTGGAGGCTCTTCTTGAAGCACGGGCAATGATCACAGCCAAATGGCACAAGAAAGTTCGTGCTGTGGAATTGGTGCCTGGCTCTGGGCTGGAAGAGTTCGTCGCCGTGCTGCTGAACGACATTGACGACAAATATCATAACGTTGCGATCGGAGAATAGAATGGACAAGCGGCCAAAGATTTATATCGCGAGCAAGGCCACATGGGCACAGCGCTGGCGCGATCTGCGTGCAGACGGTTTCAGGATCGTTTCAAGTTGGATCGATCAAGCTGAGCCCGGAAGCACCCACGATTGGGACGACCTTTGGGCAGCATGCATCAGTGAAGCTGCCGAGTGTGACATTTTCATTCTGTTCCGCGAGCAGGGTGAAGCACATAGCGGCACCCTCGTCGAGCTTGGAGCGGCGTTAACCGGGAAAGCGATCATCGCTACGGTCAACTTGAACTCTGATTTCAAGATCAACAATTACACCAGAGCGATCAAGAAGGCCCGCGACTTCGCCGAAGCGCTGGACTATGCATTGGAAGAATGGAACAGAGCTCCGTTCGCCCCTGAACCTGAACCTCTAGTGGTAGATTGGGATGCTATCGCTGAGCCGGTCAAAAAGTACGATCCTGCTCGGTTGAAGCCTGCCAAATCTTCGACTACCTATGCGCATCCTGGCGACTATGAAATGACATGGGAAGTCAGCGGTAGGTTCAACTACCACGAGCCGATCCCGGAGAATGTTTTCAAGTTCGTGCTCAGCGAAGTTGAAGTTTCCGTCATGCTTGAATGCCGGGCCATTGTCGCAGAAGCGCAGAGTGTGGTTGACGGTGTCGTTTCCGGCGAACGGGAAAAAGACTTCAAAGCCGCCAAGGCGAAACTGATTGCCGGGCTGGTGGCCGATAAAGTTTCAACTTGAATGGCCGGTCTGATTTTCCTGGCGATCGATGGCCGGTCTGATTTTCTCCGGAGAGAATGGCCGGTCTGATTTTGCCCCAAGTTTGCTCTGACAATAGAAAGGTCAGGTGAGGCCCATAGAACCCGAAGCATCATGCGAACCATCTGTTGCGGATTACGCCCAGATATATTTAGGCCCGACGCTCACATTCCCCTTGGACCCCGGAAGCCGTGCGTCGGGCCGAGCTGCGTCTAGTAATATCCATGGTCATTGATCGCTCACTGTATCTAATTTCCCAGCGCTTTATATCAGCCGCGCGCCGCTGCCCCGGTTTCCCCGCTCCGTGCGCCGCGCTCGCCCGCTCGCGGGAGGCAGGCCCGGCAACCGGGCGGCGGCAAGGCCGTGCTGCGGCGCAGCAAAAGCTGATAGATTGCATTTTAATAAAATGCCACATAGTTGATAGATACAATTTTAATAAAAGGCAGTTTGATACAATTTTAGATAAACTTTAATTGATAAACTTTTACTTAAATCATAATTGATAAAGTTTTAGACAATCTGTAAATGATAAAACTTTCATTAAACTATTTCTACAATTTTACTTAATTCCCCAATGGTTGTATTTTACATAAAATTATGAACAATTTTAAATATCAGCTCTCATGTATATATAGAGTGTAGCCCGTCACTTTGGGGCCGTGGGCCGTGTGGCAAATGCAGGGGAGTGAAGTTTTATGCGAACAAAAACAAAGGCTTAGGCCAAAGTTGCTGAAAAATTTGCCCGAGGCCATTTTTTCGTTTGCAATGTTCGGAGAATGGATTATAAGTATGGTCATCGGCGGCAAACGAGGCCGACAAATCAAACCAAACCCAACGGAGTAACGGCAATGAATGATATCGTAACGACGGCAGCGGCAGCAACGGCAGCATTTTTCGTAGCTTGGGATGGCGTCAAAATTCGCGCCTTCCTCGAACTTGACGGCAAGGACGGCTTTACCACGGCTTTCCCGGACAAGGCACCGATCACCACGGCTGAAGGCATTGCCGAAGACAACGAAATTACGCTGGCATCGATCGTCGAGGCGTACAACAAGATTGCGCCGAAGAAGGTTGCCGGTTTCAAGGACCGCAAGATCGGTTCGGCTGCGCTTGCTGAAAAGCTGACGGAAGTTGCGGCTTCCATGAAGGCTGCACCGGCTGCCGGTTCCAGCGAAACCGAAAAGCTTGCTTCGGCGCTGAAGACCAAGAAGCCTGCGAAGGAAAAGGCCAACAAGGCAGCCGCCGAAGGCCGTTCTTCGCCGCTTTCCAACAAGTTTTATGCACGGTCCGGCGCTGCCCTGAACGGCCGCCGAATTGGCGGCACGGGCGTCGGCATCAATGCCTTGCAATACATCATTGCAAATCCGGGTTGCACGACCGAGGAATACCTGACGAAGTCGGGTGGCGGTCGTTACGTGGACTTGCAGTACGACTTGGACAAGGGCAACATCGTGTTCCTGACTGGCGCAACGCCTGAAGAGCGCGCTGCCGAGATTGCTGCCCTCGATGCAGCCCGCGTCAGTGCCGAAGCCGTCGCCGGCGAAAAGGCCAAGGCTGAAGAAGAAGCCAAGGCCAAGAAGAAGGCCGAAAAGGACGCTGCCGATCTCGAAAAGAAGACCAAGGCTGACGCCGACAAGAAGGCCAAGGAAGACAAGAAGATTGCCGACAAGGCCGCTGCCGACGAAAAGGCTGCCGCTGACAAGGCTGCTTCCGAAGCCGCCGTCGCTGCCGACAAGGCTGCCGCTGACAAGAAGGCCAAGTAACCTTCAAGCCTGCACCAACAAGCCCGGCGCAAATGCCGGGCTTTTCTTTTTTAATAAAATACCTTGTATTTTACAGCGGCGGTTGCTAGACTGTCAAGGTTAACAACATAGGAGATATTATGGAAGAACTGCTCACGCATGCGGACCTGTCCGCGCGGCTTGCTAATGGCGACTTTGGCAGCGGTAACACGTTGACAGACTACCTGCTTAACTGGCGGGTGGCCTATGCAGCCAAGGCCGAAGGCGCGACCGTGCACAAGCTGGAAGCAGGCGAAGTCCTTTACTTCACGTGGGACGACGGGGTGACGTTTATGGCGATGCGCTTTGGTCCAGATTGGCCGAACGGCGGCACGCTGTTTGACGATATTACCGCTTAGCACTTGGCAAGCCCGGCTGAAATGTCGGGCTACCTCTTTAGGCGTAAAATACCTTGTTGTTTATTGCGTTGCAAACTGCCTTGCATTTTAGTAACGTTGCATAGAAGGAGGACAGCATGACCAACTCGGAAGAGATGAAGGCCCACATGGAAAAGGCATTGGCGGAAATGTCGCCTGTCCCACACGACCCAAATTGGGGAAGGCTGACGGCTGAGCAGGTGGAATTTCGGAACGAAAGTTTGGTGCGAAACCTGCGCTACAAATTCAAGGAAGAGATTGCGCCGTACAGCGACGCCACGATCGTAGAAGCCTACGACAATTGGTTCCTTAGCGCTGACGATGTTGGCAACGATCACGAACGTGAATTCCTCGGACTGTTACCGGACCTGCCCGAAGCCAACGAGCAGGCCTCCAGTAGCGTTTGAGGTATTGGCGGGTACATTGTACCGCTTAGCCCGCTAACGCGCGTCACGGGCCAATCTAGCCGGTTTGCCGCCCTTTCTAGCTAGTGCCAGCCCGTGGCGCGTCGCCTACCTAAAACGCCCGTTAACTTTTCATTAACTATTACCGCCGAACCTTGGCAAACTGCCTTGCATTTCCTGACATGTTCGTTTAGGTTGCTCTCATTGGCAACGGCGAACCGAGAAGGTCGCAAAACAGGAGTGACGAAAATGAGTGCAGAAGTTGAAACCATGGCATACGTTGGCGCAACCCCGTGGCACGGTCTTGGCAACAAGCTGGAGCAGGGCGCTTCCATCGAAGAAATGACCAAGGCAGCGGGCCTTGATTGGGCTGTATCGCAGCACCCGATGTTCGTGAAGATTGGCGACGAAGAGGTTGCCGTGCCGAACAAGGTTGCCGTTACCCGCGACACCGACAAGCGCATTCTTTCGGTTTCTTCGACGGGCTGGAAGCCTTTCCAGAACGCCGAGCTGATGGAATTTTTCCGGGACTTTGTGGACGCTGGTAGCGCCACGCTGGAAACCGCTGGCAGCCTGTACGACGGGAAGACCATTTGGGCGCTGGCGAACATCAACAAGGGCTTTACCCTGAAAGGCCGTGACACTGTGAACGGCTATGTGCTGCTTTCGAACAGCCATGCGCCCGGTTCATCAATCCGCGCCATGACCACAATGGTCCGCGTGGTTTGCCAGAATACGCTGACAATGGCAAACGCCCGTGGCGGCGCGACCGAATACCGGCAGAACCACATGAAGGACTTTGACATGTCCAAGGCTAAGGAAACGTTTGCCTTTGCCCGTGAAAGCGTGGCTGTCCACAAGATGGAAGCCGAAGCGCTTAGCAGCCTGCAGATGTCGGCTTACGACACTGTGCGGACGCTGGCAACGTTCTTCCAGCCGGATATGGCCGAGCATGCCAGCGACGTGAAAATGTTGCTGGTCAACCCAGACGCACAGAGCCCGGTATTGGCTGAGGTGCTGCACTCGGTTGTTTCAGCGCCGGGCGCAATCCCGGAAAACGCTTGGGGCTTGCTGAATGGCGTAACCCACTACGCCGACCACGTTGCAGGCCGTAGCCCGGCAGCCCGGCTGACAAACTCCACTTTCGGGCAACTTGCCAAGGTGAAGCTTGACGTTAAGGACTACTTGCTGCAGATGGCAGGTTACACGGGCGAGCTGGTCTAACACGATACAAGGGCGGGGAAACCCGCCCTATCTTCCGTTTGAAATTGGAGTGAGCAAGCGTGGGCAGGTTGACACATTTACGGGTGATTTTCGAGCAGGAAGCGAGCCAGATCGGCAACCTGCTTAAGATTGAAATGGACCCAATCGAAGCGGTTATGGTCGGCAAAGTCTGGCACAAGGTCATCCATTGGGACGGTCGCGAGCCAGCATACATTGACGACATGGACGTGCACATTGGCATATTGCGTGAGGCGGAGCAGAATTTGTTCGGCCATACCGTGGCACGACCAGCACAAGGGCTGCTCAGGGGCGAGTACAGGCGATTTGAGCCCGGTATGGGTGTTTACCCTTGGGGATGGCTGGTCTTCGCTCTACGGTACGATATACTGGAAGGCCCGGAGGTTTGGTCACACGACTGGCACCGTACCTATAGCGAGCAGGAGCAGGCGGAAACGTTCTACTACCAGCTAGACACATGGAGCGAGGACCTATGACCCGCTGGAGCGATAGTTCGCTTGAGACCATGGGGCGACACCTGATGCGCGGCACGGATGTGTCCGACGGCATGAAGCGCAAGTTTGCCGAGATCATTATCGGGCAGGCTGACCCCAAGGTGCAATTCAAACTGATAGGAGCGGCTAAGGAATGGCTGGACAATCATCCCGAACAGTGAAGGCCGAACCGCTGCTACTGGAGTGGCTCCAGAATGGCGTTTGGTACGGCAGGACCAGCGGCCCACTTGTGGACCACTTGCGCGCTCAGGCCATGCGTGAGCTTGCCAGAACGCCAGAGCGTTACTGGTATGTTTTCCCAGAACGCGTGCGGGTTTCGTACAGGGAGCCGACATGACCAAGACGCTGTATTGGGTCCGCAGTTACGCTGATTGCCTTGGCTTCAAGCACAAGTATAACAATCTCGGAAATGGAGCGCCGGTCATGGTAATGTCGGCGATGCAGCACCCGACGGATAACAGCAAGGCGATAAAAGCCCTGCAAGGCGACAAGCCCGTGACCGTGGTTGCGGACCGGCGGAGCGCCACGGGCTGGCAAGTTACCAGCAACGAAATCGACGTGGTATTTGCAGACGACTTCGACGCCGACGGACCAGTGCGCCGCAATGCCGAAAGCCGCATCCGCCCTAGCCGGGCGTTCAGCGATACCGCCGCGCCTTTGGTGGCACAGATACCGGAAGAGGACGACGGCGGTGAGTAAACATTGCATCCATCTGCAGGCGAAGCCGGACACTGATGGCGTTGTGCGCGTGCGGAAGAATTGGGCCTATAGTTGCGGCTTCACGGTCCCTGCATATGCCATGCCGGTCAGCGTTACGCGACAGTACGATTTCAAGTGGCCTCCGCTAAAGGCGTCCATCTTAATAGAACATTGCGCTGTTTGCCCGTGCTTCACGGCCAAGGCGGAACCAAGCAAAGGGGAGTTACTGTGAGCCAATATACGGTCCGGCTAGCCCGAGACGCCAACGAAATCGAAGAAGTGATTGGTGAGTTGGCAGCGGTCGGTTGGGAAGTAGTTTCCATGACCGAGAACCCCGACCACTATACAATTCTGTTTGTGAACAAGGCCGTTAACACAGATTAATATTAACCATGTTCACTGAATAGAGTTGTAGAGACGGAGGGAAAGTATAGTGTGAATTCAAGGGCGGCATGACGCAGCCCCAAGGAGTATCGAAATGAGCAAGCAAAACGTGGAGAAGCTGAAGAAGAAAATTGCCGCCCTGCTCGCAAAGGCGGGTGGCACGGACAACGAGCATGAAGCCGCTAGCTTCGCGGCCAAGGCTCAGCAAATGCTGGAAGAGCACCAGCTGGAAATTGGCGACGTGGTGAAGACCGACGCGATTGACCAGTCAGTGGTCTTTGTAGCGCCGTTTACTAACCGCAAATGGCACGACCTTATTCCGCCGATCATGGCTGAATATTACGGCTGCAAGGTGTTCCGCCAGAAGCAGCCCGGCATGACCGCTTACCTTGCGGTTGGCCGAGAAAGCTCGCGGATAACGCTAGCGCTGATGCTGCCCTTTGTGGTTGACCAGCTGCGCCACCAAGCGGCGGAATACCGCAAACGCACTTACTTTTCCATGAAGAAAAGCATGGAAGATGTGTGCGACGCCTTTTACTTCCGTATTCGGCGCTTGATTGATGCACAGGAGCAACTTGCCACGGCAACGGGCGGCCATAGCCGGGCGCTGGTGCATGTGGACGAGGCGCAGGCATGGATGAACGAGAACAAGACAGGCTTGACGAGCAAGAACATTAAGGTCGGCGAGACCGAGCTTGCCAAAGAGTTCGCGGACAAAATAAATTTGGCCCGACATCTCGAAGGCGAAAAGGACGACAAGCTGGCGTTGACCCATGGCTAAGGCCAAAACGAAAACAGCGGCGGTCCGGCTTCAGGTTGGACCGCTGGACCGTCATGTGGCTAGGGTAGATATTTACCAGCCACACCAACTCGTTGCAGCCGTTGTCGTGGCTTGCGAGATAGCCGAAGAATTGGGCTATGCGCCGCATCAGACAAAGGTCATTATTACATTTCCGGGGATAGGCCGTGACCATTAAGATCGCCCAAATGCTGGACACCCGAATTGTCGGGACCGTGAACCGCGCGTTCAGCCGCGTATGCTTTGCCTTTACGACCGAGGCCGGTGAGCAGGCCGAAGTTGAGTTGGATATGGAAGCTTCCATAGACCTGCTTTGGCAGATGGATGAAGGCAAGCAAGCGCTTGACCTGATGGGATTTATGAAACGGCAAAAGGACGTGCGGGAAGCGCGCGGCTTGCCTTGGTGGAAAAGGATATTCTAATGCATAGCCAAGACGGCAAGATAACCGTGCATTTTCTTAATGCGCAAGGGCAACTCTTGTTCACCGACGACATACCGGAAGAGTTGTTGCTGGACTTTATGGTCGGAATTATCAACGTGACCATTGCAGACCGCAAGTTTGCCTTTTCCTATGTGAGCAAGCCGAACCGGGCATTTAATCCGGTGATGTTCCAGTTGGTCGGCACGGTCGATATTGAGCTGACAACTGACGAAGTTTGGAACGCCGAAGCGGTGACGCGGTTGGCTGACAGCATGGAAGCGAGCTTGAAGAATTGCTAGGGTAATTCAACCTGTCCTAGCAATACCGGCATGGTCGTTTGTCCGCCAACGCGACCATGGCATGGTGTCCCCGCTAGGGATGGCGGGGACACTATAATCAATTAACGGAGCAGGGAAAAATGCTTGAGAAAATTCGGGACGCGCTTGCGCCTTACGGGCTGGAATACATTGTTTCGATGACGCCGATTGATGGCCCGGGAAACCTGATTGTGGTATACGCCGACAAGGGCGATTTCAACGTTGCGTGCTTGGACGGTGACGGCATTGTGCTTTGGTCGCGGTCGGCGTCTATGCGGGCTGACAAGATCGACCCCAAGCGAATTCCGCATACTTGGGGGACAGCCGAACCTGACTATTATTCATCGCGATGCAGGAAATGTGATGCCGCGTTCGGCGTTGGCCCGTTGTACTGTGCGGAAGTGGTGGCACCAGCTGCGCCAGATGTGCCAGATGTGCCCTCAGAGGCCCTAGATTGGCTCAAGAACGCAACGGCGCGGTTGGAGTGGCTACGCACCTACAAAGCCAAGGACGCGCTGGAGACCGTTCTAAACGCCCCTAGCGATGCTGAATACGAAGTGCATTACAAGTGGGCTGAGGCTTTTATCAAAGCCGTGGGACTGGACTGCACGTTTAACACGAGCGGCACGTCACTGACCATGCGGATTTGGCAAGGTAGCAACTACGTCCACGCAGTACAGTCGGTTGCTGGCGGCTTTTACCGGCGCGATGTCGAGCTTGCCGTCAAGGCTTGGATTTAGCCATGCGGCGCACGGCATTAATGCGGATGATTGGCGCGGTCGCTCGCGCCAACGAGTTGGAACGGGCACTGAGACGCGGACCGCCGCTGGCATTGCAGCGCCGTCAATACGGCTTTTGGCGTCAGCGTATCAGGCAGGAAATCGCTAAACTGCACATGGAAGCGGAGCACCTTGCTCGCGCGGTATTGGAGGAAATGGATGGAAGAGACCCCAAGGGCTGACTTCGCAACGCGGAGCAAGAACCGGCATGCGGTATTGACCGACGAACGGCTGAACAGTGAGCAAAAGGATTTTGCGTTGCGGTGGGAAACCGTCGAGGCAATAGACCGGCTGGCAACCGCTATGGAGCTGATCGCACAAGCGGCGCACTTCATGGCAATGAATGGAATACCACGGGAGCGCGGCTAAAAGTATAACGATTACAAGTAGATAGCCTCGGAGCTTTGGGTCGGTATGGATATACTCGATCACACAGAGATCGCTTGTACGGGCTTCTCTGTGGCTCTGAGGCCATAGGGCGATTTGTTAACCATGTTGTAACGATAGGCATTGCGCCCGGTTCCGGGAAATGCTTTATGGGATCAACGAACAAGGAGCACTGACCATGAACCGAGCACAGTTGACCGACATTGCCGTGAAGCTTGAGAATATCGGGCTTGCGGCCCAAAGGTTCCAAGGCGAGCGCGCCAAGACTTGGCCGCTGCTGAGCGCCAGTTTGTGCCAGCGCGGCCCGACGATGGTAAAGCGTTCGGAGCTTGCGGCCATGACCGCGCGGGCTAATGCCTTGCGTGAAGAATTAGAGGCCCTGAGCGATGCGCTTAACGAGGCGACCGAATTTCCAGTGCCCACGATGTGGGACGATTTAGGGACCACGGCCTTTACCGAGATTTGCATTGAAGAGCCGAACACGGCGCGGACCGTGGTATTTGTGCGCGACGAAAATGGCGTGCTTTCCATTGGCGACATTGTGGACTTCCCGCGCGAAGCTGCATACGCCGACACGGTACTGGAAACCTTGGGGCTGACGGAGTTAATAGGCGCATGAACACGCTGGAAATTATGAATGGCGTTAGCAACAAATTTCCCGTCATGGGAGCGTTGGTAGGCGGACCTGACGGGCAGCCGCGTCGCGTGATTGAGGTGTATCAGGCCAAGAGCGTTGAGGCCCTGAAATGGACCGTGCGCCATGACGGCAAGACGTTTGATGCGGTGGAGGATAGACGCTAATGAGCAAGCCCGTAAAGAAGCCGCGCACCTTGCCCGTGCGCAAGACAATTACCGCGTTCATGGTTGCCATGGAGTACGAGTTTGTCTCGGAGAAAACCGCCACGGCGACCAGCCGCTACACCAGCCATAGGGGAATTCCGGATGGCGACTTCCCCAATGCGCACCAAAGCATTGCGACCATACTGACGACGCGGTGGGAATTGCCGATGGCGCACGCCGAGGACTTGGTAGAGTTGCGCAAGACGCTGGTCGGACTTGGCTTTGTTGGGATGCCATGGTGGCGCGGTGAAGGGCTGTGGATGGACCGTATCGGGCACCAGCTGACGACGACATGGTTTTGCAACGGGCGCGGTCGCAGGCGGACCTTGGCCGTGGAATACACGAGCACGACCCAAAAGCCTGACCTTGCGTATGAGCGGACCGGGCGCGGTCGCGGGCAGGTATACTGATGGACAAAGACCACATATACATCCCTGTGCCGCGCAAGCTGTACGAAAAGGTCGTGCGCCTGACCAGCGGCAGGGTTAACCCGCTAGACCTGTTCGAAAACGCCATGCAGCAAGCCGTTGAACGGCTTAGCGAAGATTGGCGGGTAAAGTTGCTTGCCCGGCAGGAGCGCGTCGGCAAGCCGCTGGTATGGGGCGCGGTGACGCTGCCGCATGGAACAAAGATGTACATGACATACCGGACCGAACGCTTCCTTGCGGTTGTCAAGGATGGCAGGATTGAAGCGCAGATAAGCGGCAATGCTGTGCTATTCGATACCGCTTCCAAGTGGTCGCGGACCGTGTTCGGCTGCAACCGCAATTCGTGGCTTGATATTCGCGTGCTGAGGCCCGAGGAAACCGACTGGCGGCTTGCCGCCGACTTGCGCAAGGAGGCAGTCGCATGTTTGATGAACCACGAATAGGCGGCACGCTGGACCAAGAGCTAGCCCGCACGGCGGAGATGCTGGTCGAGGGCTTGCCGCAAAAGGAACGCATGTTCTATTCGGTCGCGTTGCTGCTGGATAGCGGCTATGATCTGCCAAGGCTTAAGGCGTTGCTGCCCTACCTTTGGCGGCTGGAGCATAAGGAATAATTAACCATTGTTCAGGGTTGCGGTTGCGTGGCCCGTGGAAATCAGTATGGTGATTTCAACACAAGGAGCAAGGCACATGGACATTCTTACAGCGATTGAAGACGTTAAGGCTGAACTGCTGAACGGGACCGACCCCAAAGTGGCACTTGCCAGCGTGGCTGAAGATAATGGCGTGCCGCTGGTAATGCTGACCAACCGGGCTAAGCTGGCATTGGGCGAGCTGGAAACCTACGCAGCCCGGCAGCACGAGATTGCTGAAAAGCTGGCGGAAGGCAACGCTGAAACCGAACAGCGCCGCAAGGAAGAAGCCGCCCGGCAGATTGCCCGTGACCTGAAAGACCGCGAACTTATTCGCGAATACATTCATGACCGCGAACGCAAGCCGCGTCGGGTGTTGACCGACGGCGAGAAGTTTGACCGCGACATGATGAAGATTTTGAAGATGCTGGTACGCTGAAGGAACCGAAATGGGAACCATCAAGGGTCTTGAAGAATGGATTGAGGCCGAGGCTGAAAAGCGCCGGGCGGAAGCTGAAATAGCGGACGCAAAGCGCAAGCCTATGACCGAAGCTGAATATGAGGCCAAGTGGGGAAAACTGCTGGACGAAGCCGAAGAGGCAGAAGGGGACGAAGACGATGACGAAAGCGACGAAGACCAAGACGATTGAAGACTTGCGCACTGAGGCGGCAAAGTGCGCAACCGCCATTGACCAAGTCATTTCCATGGCAGATGCAACGGCGGCGGTCACGCTGTACAGGGAAGCGACGGTTGAGCTGATGCGCGCCGTGGACGAATTCCTTGCGGCTAATCCGGCCCCAAAGATGGAGTGTGAACACCTTTGGCAGCAAGGTTTTGATGCGGCTGGACCGACGCGCTATTGCAAGCGCTGTGGCAAATGGGAGCGAGACTGATGGTAACGATGTTGGACATACGCGGCTTGCTGAACAACTATGCAGCCGCCAAGACGACGCACGGGCTTGTTGAGCAGGAGCCGGGCGGCAAGCGCATGGCAGCCCGCGAGCAGATGCATGAAACCGCTGTTAAGGTCACGGAAGCCTTGCAGCAATGGGTGAAGGAGCAGGGCCTGTGAAGCTGTTAACCATGAAATACCGTGGGACCGTGCACCATCGCGTTGCCACGAGCGGCGGTATGGATAGCGACTTTAGCCACACAACGGTTGAAGACAAGGTGTTGTATGTGGTCGTTCAGGACGACTACCCGAGCACGTTGGCAGCGGCCCGCAACTACTGCGATTTCTATGCTGGCAACGACAGAGACCGTGCGTATGTGTGGGACTATATGGAAATCGGTGTGCAGATCAACGCGATCTTGCAGCCGCCGATAACGAGGTTGACATGAAACGCTTGCGCGTAGTCATTGAATACGACGTGCCGAACCACGTCACCCATGCGGCGGAAAAGGAGCGCGTGCTCGCCGCCGCTAAGGTTTTCATTGCCTTCCGGCTTGGGGAAGGTCACCTGTCTGTAACCAAAATTGAAACGGTGAAGCCATGAAAGAACTTGTTGTATTCCTGCTCCTGCACAACTTGCCGGGCGGAGGGCAGCGCGAAGTCACGGCTATCGGACCGATGACCTTTGCCCGTTGTGACGCCATGCAACGAGCCGTTTGGGCGCAACCGTGGTATACGATTGTCGATGCTTCCGGCAAGCCCGTGCTTGACGAGAAGGGCAACGAGATTGACGAGACCGACGCGGCATGCATGCCTGACGGACAATACCGCGCTATGCGGGATGACTGACCGGTCCGATATTCCCCCGCATGGGTGGCCGGTCCGATATTCCTGAAACCAAGTGGCCGGTCTGATTTCCTGCGGGGATGATGGCCGGTCTGATTTTGTAGGTGCAGCATGAAACAGGATATATTGTTTAGGCTTGAAAGCGCCGTAGGAGCCCTTAGAACGGCAGAGTGGCGCGCGGCTACCGTAGCACCTCCCAAGGTGGCGGAAGCGCTGGAGCGTGCCTCTGAGGCTGAGCGCGCCATGGTCAAAGTTATGTGTGAGTATATTCTGACGTTACCTGTATCTAGATTACCCTAGCGCTATATATCAGCCGGGCGCGCATGCCTGTACGGCGGCGCTGCCAGCCGGTTGTGCGCCAGCCTAAGCTGGCGACCGGCGGAGGGCGGCGCAGAGCGGTGAGTTGCATTTTAACGATTGCGTTAACCGCTTGTTAACGTTAACGAATATGGTTAACAGATGATTAATATTAACGGCCCGTTAACCTTAATTGATAAGGTTAATGAAAGGTTAATGTTAACGATCTGTTAAGGTAAAGAATTAAGGTTAACGCGGGGCGATCGCTAAGGCGGCGTTAACCATGTTTATTAAGGACGATCGTTATCGGCCCGTTAACCATGGCCCCAAGAGGCGGCTTTACCGGGCTTGGGATATCAGTATAATCGGAGCAGGCAAACACGCCGAGAGGGCAACGCTATGGACAAGGCAATTTGGACTGTTACCGGGCTGGTATGGAACCCCGCCACCCGCGAACACGACCTGCTTAACACCAACGACTTTTACCGCCGCGTAGATGCAACCGGTTACATGAATTGCAACCGCGAGTGGATTAAGGGTATGGTAATGGACCGCAACGAAGCCGCCATTGCGGCTGACAACGCAGCAAAGGGCTAAGAGGCTATGGAAAATGCAATTTATGCCGAACTGACCGAAAATGGCGAGCCCACGGGCATTACCGGCCAAGGCGACACGCGCGAAGAGGCGATTGCCCGGCTGCGGGCTGCGCTTGTGGCGGACGAAACCGAACAGGGCGGCGACGCCGACTACGCGGACCGGCTGCTAGATGCGGCGCTGGCAGGGCTGAGCGGGGTATTTGCGGTACGGTTCTGCTGAAACGGCAAGGGGCTAAACGCCCCAAGCCTAGCCCCGATAGATGGCATTTTATTAAAATTTTAGATATCGGGCAAAGGCAATGCAGCCTTACGGCTGCTGCCCTCAGTGCTTACAGGCTAGACCAGCTTTTGCGCACCCGCTCAACTTTGGTTACTTGCTTGCCTGCAATTTCGTAGGTGCAGGTAACTTGGCCGTTGCCGTACAGGCAGGTCAGCTCAATGCCGTATACGGTTTTGTTTTTCAGCGGCTTAATCGTGCCGCGCGTGAAAAACAAAAAGTAAGCCTGCTCGGCGAAATAGCGGGTAGTGTGGGCGGGTAGGGTTTTCATGGCGCGGTGCTCCTTGGCGTTGGTGTTGCCCTGATTATAAGGATTTCCGCCCAACTGGCAAGCGGGCACATGGAAAAGCGGTTAACAAATGGTAAATTTCGCCCTTTTGGGGTAAAATTCGGCCAAAAGCCAAATTATGTAATGAAAACAAGGAGTTAGCAGAACGCAGGTCGGTCGGTATGGTAGGACCGGGCAGCACTGAAATCGCCTGTACGGGCTTCTCTGTGGCGCTGAGGGGCTATGGCGGTTTTGCAGGGGTTTGGTAGGCTGAAAATGCTGTTAACTGAAAATTAACCATGGCCCCAAGGCGCTTGCTAAGCGCGAAATAGGGGCTTGCCACCAAAACGGAAATCCTTATAATCGGGGTACACAACAAGGGAGTTTACGGCATGGAATTTCAGAACTTGGTGGCGGCAATACCGGACCTGCGCCCGGTAACGGTTGCCCACGAAACCAACGCGCGCGCAACGTTGGTGGCCGTGCGTGAAGATGGCAACGTAACCATACGCGCATGCGACTATGGTAGCTTTGTAACGTTGGACGTTTGGTTCGGCCAAACCCGCAACGATGGCAGCCGTAGCCGCAACACGTTTGGCGAATTTGGCAAGGTGCAAATGCACGGCTATATGCAGAACGGCGCAATGCGTTGGCGCGGCAGCGGGTTAACTGCGAAAAGCATGCAGGTTGCGCCCGAATTTAACAACTTGGAATTTACCGGCGCTTGCCCGTTGGATTTTATGCTGGCAGCCCGGGAATTTCTAAAGCCGGAGGGCGGCTTTGGTAGCGCATGGTGGCCCGGCATGCAGCCCGGCCTATAACGCAGAAAAGGCAAGGGGCTACGGCCCCAAGCCCTAGCACCGATATCTAAAATTTTATTAAAAGTTTAACGATCGGTGTTGGAAAAAGGGCCTAAGCCCTTTCCCTTGCCACAAGCCCGTTAGCTAAATCCCGGTAGCTGCAAGCTAGCAGCCGTGCCGCCTTTCTGTGCCGCGCCCGTGCGCGGGCTGCCTTGCTGCTTTTGCAAAACATAAAGGTGAACGGGCCAATTTTCACAAAACGCAAGCCGCCAACTTTTTGGTAGGAAAACATGTGCGCCCCTTATGCCCGGCTGTACACAAAGCCACCCGCGAGAACGCAGGTGCAAATCAGCATGTAAATCACAATACCCGTAACCATGGAAAACCCCTTTGCTTGTTTGCTGCCCTAATTATAAGGATTTCGGCGCGGACGGCAAGCGGGTGTTGCGGGTGTGGTTAATAAGTCGTTAAAGGCCCGTGGCCCGTGGGTCCAAGGCGGTAAAAGCAAATTATGTAACGATTACAAGGAGTTAGCAGAACAGGGGTCGGTTGGTATGGATATACCGGCCAAGGGCGAAATCGCCTGTACGGGCCTCTCTGTGGCGCTGTGCGGGTTAACTGAATTTTAACCAAGGCCCAACTGGCAGGAATTAAGCGGGTTGCCATTGCCGTTGAAATCCTTATAATCAAGGGCAGCAAACAAGCGAAGGGGCTAGGCCCGTGGGTAACAAGACACCAGATACAGTGCATGACGCCAATGTCGCGGGCCTTGGGCGGGTAGTAGATGCCGCCGCTGCAAAGGCCCGCAAGGCCGAACTCGCCCGTAAGGCGAACACGGACAACAAGCCTACGCCTGAGCAGGTTGCCACCATAGCCCGCGCGGCGGTAACGCCCGAACAGGTGGATGCGGTAACAACGATATACGAAATGGCCCGCTTGGGCTGGAGTTCTGAACAAGACGAACAATTTTGGGCGCTGCTTAAGTAAGCCCGCAAACCGGAGTACAAGCCATGGAAAACGAAATTTTGGACCCCGCAGTAATTGCCGCCGCGTACAACGCCAAGGAAGACCTGCTGCTGCCGGTTAGCCTGATGCACAAATTCGCTAAGACCGAAACCAAGTTTGACCAGCGCAAGCCAAACCCTGCACGCGGGCTTGCGCAAATGGATGCCAGCTACTTTGACGAACGCTGCATTGCCGTGGGCGAGTATTACCGCGAATTTAACTTTGGCGAAAACGGCGAAGTTATGTACGTTTTCAACCCTACAACCTGCGCATGGCATGCACACGTTGTTAACAACGAAAACCAGAGCAACGTGCTTTACGCATGGGTGTGTAACCAGTGGGCGGTTGCCAATATTGAAGCTTGGTAAGCATTTTCTAATGTAGGTAGAGGCCCGGCACGTTGCCGGGCTTATTTGTGTGCGATAGATGGCATTTTATTAAAAGGGTAGAGGACCCTTGGCCTAGCGGCCAAGGGCGGGGTTAAGTAGAAAAGTGTTTATTAGAGATATCTACAAGACGCATCTGGCAGTTGTTTAAAATTGCCTGCAATTCGCCAACGCTTTCAAAACCTTGGGCCTTGGCCGTGGGTTGTAAGGACTGCACGGCAATAGCCGTTAAGTTGCGTTGCATTTGAATACAATCTTCAGCAAATTTGTCTATAATTGCTTGGTAGGCATAGCCCGTAGCGCTAGGGGTCGGATGCATTTGATTAAACCTTTCATAAAAAATTACATCGCCACACAAGCCCGTGAGCGCGATCTCTGCTAGTGGTTGGTATGGTAGGACCAGCGGAGGTGTAAACGCGGCCCATGGGCCTGTATGGCTTGCTATGGCAATTACTTCAAATACTTGTGGTCCGGGGAAATTACAACCTTTTCCCGTTTAACCACCATAGTACCGTCCGGCCCGACCCGCTCAGAGCGCCGTAGAACGCTGTATCGGCCCGTGTCCTCGTCATAGGCAAGCGTGCGCTTTTCTTCGCGTTCTACGGCCTCCTGTGCCTTTTCTGCGGCTATTTTATCGTGATAGTCTCCGCGCAAAATTTCAACATCGGTCATTGCCGTGGTATAGGCAGCATCCATGGCTTGGGCGCGCATGATATTGGCGCTATGCAGCGTTTGTCTCAGATCCTTTAACGCATGCTGTACGCGCAACCTCCGCTTGGTATGGTGCTTTACCAGCAGCGGCACGGTTGCGGCAGCGGTTTCGTTGAATTGCTGTATGGCTAGCAATATTAGATTTTGCTTAAGCTGTAATTCAGCTACCAGTTTATTAAAATCATCTTCATCTTTTTGCGGATACGGGTTAAAGTTGCTGCGCATGTGTATAGTGTCCCTTCGGTTGTGTTTTGCTATGGTAGTATATAGGTTAATGCATTGGTTTGCAAAGTTGGCCTTTTTGGGCGGTTTGGCCGCGCGAACCTATGCGGGTAAAAAAAGTGAACACAACTTTGTGCGTGGCCCGTGGACCAAGGAACCCAACAAAAGCAAAGGCTTAGAAAGGAATGAATTACAACCTGCAAGGTATAGGTTCGTATATAAATACTTTCTCATATATAGAGAGAGCAACTTTTTATTTAGTTAGGTATAGTAGTATTATAATTAAGAAGAAATATATTTATACCACCTTGTGGAACTGCCCTCAAATTTGTAAATGTGAACGTATTAACCATTGCTAATATACAGGCTATATTTCGCATGGTAGATCGGACCCCGCTTAAACTCCAGTTTGTTGTGGCGTTGTGGATAATCGGCGCGCGAGCCCGGCAAGTATACTTGGGGAGACGCATTTAACCCTGACTTCTGCATCTCACTCTCGGCAAATTACCTGCGCACCCAATATATACTATCGATCCTCGGTCAACGGGCCTTTTACCGCCGTTCTAACAACCCGCCTACCAAGCACAAAGATAACGTAAACAGAGGCACTTAGCAGCCTGTCCCATGCGCATGCCGTGCCTACCAGCTACTACCCTAGCCTAACCCCTAACCACGCGCCCACGGCCTTGTATGGCGGCTCTATGGCATGGCTTAATAGCCCACTAAAACGCTATGGTTCCATAATGCCTGTTATGCAACTTAAAACTTTAAACGTTTCTTTAAACATTTTAAATCCAGCGCTTATTAACCATTCATTAACCAACAATCAGGCACCGTTAACCCCTTATTAACCTTAATAATTAGTTAATCGCACCGTTAAAACTTTAATCATTAAAATTTAAGTTAAATCCAATCTACTCCAAACGGGTTTCTGAGGGCGGGCGGCGTCGCGTCTCCGAGCGTTTGTAATTCTCAGCTTTTAGAAAATCAGTTAACTAGCAGCCTGCAAGAAGGTCCCAGGGGCCACGTAAATAGTTGAAAATTCGATGCATAGAGAATAGATGTCCCCGATCCGCCGAAAGAGCCAACTGGATTTCTGGCAAATTAACTTTTCATGGAACGCATAACCCTGTACACGTTCTAACCAATACCGGCAAAACCTCGGTCTATAGACATGCAAGGTTCCCGGGCCATGGTAATGGCCTCGACGGTATTGAGACGAATGCGGACGGAGCGCCCATCCTGGGAGAACAGCTCGTACGGGTAAGACCAATGAACTCCGCAATACTACCTCTCACCAAGGCCCACGGTCCATGAACCAAATCCCCTTCACCATCCTTATCGAAAGTCGTACAGCCCACGGCACCCCGAAGGTCCTGTATGAACGCGACATTAAAGTTGATCAGATGAAGACCAGCAAGGTGATGCAGATTTGCAGTCGCGAGTTCAACAAGGCGCTAAAACTCTATGCAGGTTCCCGCGAGACCATCGTGTCAGGCGGCTACCACGGACAGATGACCCATGGTCCGTTTACCATGTACAGCGGATCGCTCTCCGGCGTCGGCGGTAGAATAATGGCCCGCCGAGGTTCCTATGACCAATAGTCCCAGACCCGCTTAACCGCTGCCTGTATCGGGTAGCTGTGGGTTATATTATCTACTTGTCAGTGAAGCTGCGCTGGCATATGGTCAGGGTGTTCTGGATGGACAACGCTTGCTCGGCTTCGATCCTCCCAATGAAAACCCCGGTGCTCTCCTGTGCCGGGGTTTTTCTTTTGCAGAAACGCATTTTCAGTATTGCCCTAGCTAAAATAACAGTTATTTATGGTTGCAGAAACGTGGTTGGTCCAGTCAATCTAGTTTCGCCGCTGGATCATGGTTGGTAGACGTTGAAAGGCGTCATGCTGCCGCAAGTCGGGATGGATGCGCCCCGAGCAGCCGATGATCTAAGAATTGCCTTGGGCGTGACCCGCGCCTGTGAATTTCAGCTGTGTATGGTAGGGATGCCATTCGGCTGTAAGGATCGAAGCTGCTGGCGGCAGGGTGAAAATCCTCTGACCAGCAATGGTCATGATCGGTAAGTCCGGGTGTGAAGTCGTCTCCATGCTCGGACTTCCAATATTGCTTATGGTCCGATTGCGCATAAACGCTCCTATCTTTTACGGGCGTGATCGTAGGAGCGACGCCGTTAAACTCGGCTAGGACCATACCGGAGGGAGTTCACTGACGGGTTCGCCCTCCGGACCCATTGCCAAGGACATTCCCTGCTCTTGGTAACACTGTGACCCAGAGGTTATCCTCCCAAGGTCCCCCTACCTCTGGGTCACAGTAACATGAATTCATTCTGGCGCAGGCTGGCGGACCAACGAGGACTTGCAGCCCGGCTCTAGGAACTAGATTATGGCGACGCTGACCCGCAAGCCCTGAAAAGCGATATGAGTTGGTGCGTCAGAATGGATAAACTCTAACCCGGGAGCGCCCGCCCGATGTCATGGTCAGTTTTACTGCCAATCATTCTCAGCATTTATCCGTATTATTGGGTCTCCACGCTGGAAATCAGTCAACCCGAGACGTGGTTTGATCGTTATTTTCTGTCAATTCTTTATCTACTCTGCACGCTGTTCGCAGTTGTGGTGTGGGTCATTTGGATAAGGGTGAACTATGTCGTCTAGAATTAAAGCAAATGATGACGAATTATTGCCGAAAGGCACAAGGGTCGAGGACGAACACGGCCATGGCGGCACTGTCGATGAAAGCTGGTGCGAGAATGCCGAAGGTGATGTCGTCAGCGATAACAGCGTCAATGCCGTCGTTTGGAGATGCACGATCATCTGGTTTACCAGTGGATGTGCAAGCGACGTGAATTGCAGTGACCTATGGCTAACATGAGGACCGTCAATGCCGCAAGCAACTGAAGAAGAACGGGCCGGGATGCGCGCCCGGTTTAACTCGATCGATACGGCTCCGATCGGGCGGTTTCTGATATCGAAAGGCTGGCAGCTGAGCCGCGATTGGAACTGGCACAAGAAAGGGATCACAAATTACGGTGAAATTCCTGACGACGAGCTGGATTGCATCATCTTTCTTAACCACGAATGGGATTACGGCGTTGTCAAATTTCAAGATTGATGTTATCCCCACGAATTTCACCGAAATGCACCACTTTGGGCACGCGATCAAGTTCGACACCAAGGCGCGCAAGGGTTTTGTGCTTATCCTGTTCGATACAGGCGCTGAGATGGCGCTGCCGCTGCCCATCTTTGACCATTGCCGGTTCAAGTTGCTGGATGAACACGCGCACAAGGTCGAGGAGCTGCGTCGCGGTCTGAATGGCAACAAATCCATCCCGGACGCCTCCGCATTCCTTGGGGCCGGGCACCTGCCAGCCGTAGTGCCGCATGACGTAGGCTCCAAGCTTATCAGCGACGTTGAAAAGGTCATCGAAGGCCAGAAAACCGGCAAACATAGCTTTAATCTGCGCTAAATGGCTGTAAATCAGGCATATTTTGCCCTATTAAATGCCAAAATATCAGGTATTTGAGGGTAAAAATGAACAAAGAAGAGCTTGATTTTAAGCGTTTCGTACGCGGAAAATGGCCGCATTGGTCGTGCGCCTATGAACCGGGCATAGGGTCCAACGGCGGATATCCCGACTTACAGCTGATGGAACCCAAGACAAATCGGCTTTTACCGGTCGAATTGAAGGTCGGCGGGCTGAAAGATCACCTAGTTATCACGAAAGAGGTGCGTCCGGCGCAGGTTGTCTGGCATCACAATTTTCACCGAGCTGGCGGCAGGGCCGTTTTACTCGTTGGGGTCCGTGATAAGAGGGGCAATTGGGACGGCTTCGCCTATCCCGGTCATTGGGCCGAGCATTGGCGCGAAGGCTATAAAATCACCGACGCTTTCGCGCTGTGGAATGACGACATGCCGACGTTGTTAGCGGCCATGGTTGAATATTTTCTGGGTGTCTAGCCCTTGCGCGCGGACCGGTGCTCCTTTATAACGTTCAGGAATAACGGAGCATCGCACAGTGTCTGACAAGCCAATTGGCATTGGTGATATTCTCAGTGCCGCTGAAAAAATGACCGGCGACTATGACGAAGACATCGGTAACATGTTCTGCATGTACGTTGTCGACGGCAAGACGCTGTCTGAAGCCGCCGACGAGGCAGGCACGTCGCTCGGTGCGATCAGGCGTTGGCGCTTCCACAATTCCATTTTCGACGACAAGGTCAAGTTTTCGATCCAGGAGCGCTCTTATTCACATATGGAGCAAATCATCGAGATCGCTGACGACGCGACCGACGACGCCGTCATGGGCACTGGCGGGCCGACCATCAACGGTAAGGCTATCAGGCGCGCAGAAGTCATGATCAACACTCGCAAATGGGTGATGAGCAAGATGATGCCAAAGGTGTTCGGCGACAAGTCGCATATGGAACTGACGGGCGCGGACGGCCGCGAGCTCGGCCCGACCACAATCGCAATCAGCCTGATCCCGCAGGGGAACTTCCTCAGCGCAGATCAGGCCAAGTCACTTAACCCCGACCTTCAGTCAGAAGATCAGGTCGATATCGAAAACACGTAGGCGGCACTCCTATGGTAGCAGAAGTAGTCATGAATACGAACACGCCATTCTCTACGGCGGTTCAGAAGAACAAGGCTTCGCAGGAGATTATCGAAGCTGGTCAGAAAATGATCCAGCGGGCCAATTTCTCCAAGAAGGCGCAGCTGGAACAACAGAAGAAAGAACGGGTCAGTCAGGCAAGCATTGACGACATCGTTCTGACGCTGGCAATGTACGGCGGTCGTTTGGAAGTCACCGGTCTTGGGACGTTCGTTGTCGTCGAACACAAAGGCTACTATGTCCAGAAGGCCGGACAGAAGCCCTATGTCGAAGGCGATATTCTGGCGGCTCCTCGGCGCTACAAGTGGATACCAGCCCGGCGCACAGTAAAGTTTTTCCAAGCTGACTTGCTGCGCGACATGCTGAATGAAAACTGGTTCGGAGATGAGCATTCACACACGCCGTTCCCGAACAAAGACTTCTTTATCCAGCGCAGAAATCTGCTGCTTGACTGAGCTAGGGGCAGGATATAAGTCCACGTTGCGTTCCTGCCTCGACCGTTGTTCCCCGCCTGATACACACAGGCACCTTGGCCGCAGCTGGTTAATCCCGGTTGCGGCTCTTTTCTTAGGAGAATGAGACCGTGGACTTTGTTTGCAAGCCGCCGTGCGTAGTCCCGGCCAACTCACAACTCCCAAGCAATCAGATGCCGCCGTTGATCCCACCGCCGGGCGTCGTCAACTTGCTGCCGGAGTTCAGCGAAACCTCCAGCTACGTCACAGATCAGCAGACCCGCCACAATGGTCAGCTCTTTGTCGCTTTGGGGCCGGTCGCCCCTGGACCGTTCAATCCGGCTGACTGGACCGAAATATCGCCTTCCGGCTCCGTGACCGTTGTCACTCAGGATAGCCCTTCGGTCGTCATCACTGGCGACGGCTCGGCTGGCGACCCGTTGACCGCTGCTATCGATCCTGACAGTCTGGTCGCTTGGGGCGATAACACCCTGATCTATGTCGACACGACCACGGGCAACGATGCAGCGCCCGGCACGCTGGCTGAACCAAAGCTGACCATAGCGTCATCTATGCTATCAGCCGGAGTTGGCGATGTGGTGATGATTGCACCCGGCACATACAATGAAAGCGTTACGTTCAAGACTGGCGTCATGCTCAAGGGCTTTGCCACCATCGACAGCGCCGCAGTTGTGATCAATGGTCAGCACACCATGCCGAACGGGGTCAGCGGCTGCAAATGCGAAGACCTCAAGTTGCACAACCCCAACGCTGGACAACCGGCATTGCTCATTGCTGCCGCTGGCGGCGGGCTGAACTGCCGCAATGTCACCATCAGCAATGCCGACGGCAAAGAAGGCGTGGTTGTCAGGTTCACGGGCAATTGCACTGGCTTCTATCACTTCTCTGGCGGCTCCATTGTCGGCGAAGTCGAAGCAATCGATGCGTTGCAGCTTTCCCACCTTGACGTCATCATTGACGAAGGGTCGGAGGCCACCCGCCTGCATCTGAACGTTGCCAACTCGCTGGTGTCGATCGGCAAGATGTTCCACATCGGCCGCATCACCCATCAGAAGGGTACGATCTTCGCCACCGACTTCGGTTATATCGAAAAGGACTTGCTCGGCAACTCGATCGTCTCCACATGCGACGCAGGCCAAGGGGCCTTGTTCGTTCTTGGCGGCGCGACCATGCAGCCTGATGGCTCCTATGGCGCTTTGTCGAAACCAAACTCGTGCCCGTTCGTATTCCTGAGTTTCAAGTATGATCCACTTGGGGCAGTTCCGGCCGGGACCAATCTGTATGGCGAAAATGCCCGCAACATCCATGGGCAGTACACGCCAGTCAACTATGCGCTGCTCGCGGGCGCTGATAACCTCAGTGTTTACAATCACCTGAAAAGCATCGACGCAGCCCTGCCGCGCTCGAACGAAGGGCAGACGCTAGAGGTGGAGTTGGCGGTCGGCAAGACCGTATCGCTTGCCGCTGGTGAGCCGCTGATGATCTACAAGGTTGCCAAGGCGCTTAAGCTGCCGATCCATCTTACCGGTTCGCAGTTCTTCGCCGATGCAGCGGGCGGCTTTACTGCCAATTTCGAAATCCGCAGGAATGCGACGGTGCTAGGTACGGTTGCGTTCGCTGGCGCTACACCAACGGTCATTTTCAACGCTGCCGTTGACCTGTTGCCCGGCGATATGTTTTCCATAGTGTCTACCACGACCATTGCATTTTCAGACCTTGGGATGACGCTTCTGGGCTTGCGTATACTGGACTATGTGCCGTAGTATGCGGGCACTCAATGATAATTGACCAGTTGACGGAAAGGTCACGCGATGACAGTCAAGATTGACAATGCCTCTGCTCGTGTCGCATGCGACGCCATCAACGATCAGTTCGACCTCGGCGCCGGAGCAGCGGGCCATCTTCGACTTTACAACGGCGCGCGCCCGGCTTCGGTCGCTACGGCCATCGGCGCTCAGGTCATGCTCGTCGAATTCGTGCTCCCGGCTCCGCTGTTCGCAAACTCGGTCGCCGTGACAGGCGGCGCTCAGGCCACGGCAAACGCTGTTGCTGATGCGACTGCCGCTGCTACCGGGACTGCGACTTGGGGCCGTGTGTTCGATAAGGACAACACCGCTCGCGCCGACCTTGACGTCTCGGTCACGGCAGGCACCGGCGATGCAAAGCTCGCCAACGTCGATATCGTCGCAGGCGTCGAAGTCAAGATCGTTTCGTGGACTGCCACGCATCCTGAATAAGACTTCGGCTTTACTCTAACGTCGAGGACTTACCGTGCTGCAAGGAAATCCACGTCTCGCCGTTTGGACGGTCGGGGACAATACGCTCCGCATCTTCGAACTAGCGACTGACGAAAGCGCTTTCGTGCAGGTCGGCTCCGGCGCGTTAACTCATGTCTTGGCTGCGCTTGAATTGCCCTTCCTTGGATTTACCAAGGAGGGCGATCGCGTTTTGGCGACAAGGCAGAACACTGCTGTTTCTGGTCAGTCTAAAATGACGGCCTATTCGCTCGATGCTATCGCCACGGCAGACGTCAGCTTTGGGGCGATCAGCAACGGCAATTTCAAATCGTTCCTGAGCGAGATCAATAATATCCTCGGCACGATCTGCATTACCGGCACAGCCTCGTCTGGCAATAGCTGGAAATCTTTCAACGCTGACGTGTTCACTAACCAAGGCTCCGGGCCATGGTTCTCTGACGCACCGTGCGTTGGTATGACTGCCGACGAAAACTTCTTGCTCGGCGCAGCGCCCGTGCTCGGCTTCTGCCGGATGTATCGGGCCAATGCCAAAACCCTGCCGACCGACATCCCTGTCTTTGGCACGTTCGGCAGCATGGCTGACATGACCATTGTCCCGCTTGCCGTTGACTTCACGCCGAACAGTGTTTATATGGTTGTCGGCGGAGCAGGCGGCGTCATTGAATGCTGGTCGCTCGACTTTACCACATACGCCACCCAGGAACATGTCTTTACAGAAGCAGGAGTTGGTGATGTCGTCCATGTTGCTTGCCGCTTTGATAGCCGTTACGTCGCTGTCAGCTTCAACAACGCTGGCACATACACGACTTGCATCTACAAGCGCCAAGGCGGCATGCTCCAGAAGACCAATACCCTAGCCGGTTTTGGCAAGCTGCTGGAATGGTCGGCCGATGGTCGCTTTCTGATTGATGGCGGGCTTAAGAAAGCCTACAAGCGCAATTCTGATGCCACTTACACGGCCACAGACGCCCTTATGGCAAACCTTCCCGCTTCCGTGGTAGTACAGGCCGTCTCAGGCCACGAGCGCGTGCCAGTACCCCTTGGCAGCCTGTACAGCGCCGCTGTAGAGCCGCTCACGCTTGCGACTTACGACGCTGACAACATTAAGGTAATGTTGCTCAACAATTCTGCCATATTCACGGTCTCTGACACCACTTCTAGCGCCGTCAGCAATGCCGGTGCATATGAAGTCTCTGGTCATGGATGGCCTGTCGGTGGCGTACCATTCGAAAATGTTGACAGGGCACCAATCAACACCAGCCAAGTCGGCCTGACCGCTGATCCTGCCAGACAGATCATCTTTGGTGGCAACATCACGTTCCGCAAAGCATTGATCTATGACGCAACCAACGACACACCCCTTGTCTTCGTCGACTTTGGGGAAGATCGCGTTGTAGAAGAAAACTATACTGCCGTGATCTCTCCCGCAAGTGATGCACTCGTTCGTTGGTTGCTGTAAATGTCGTTCACGTTCGTCCCAAGAAGCATCGTCGCTGCCGCCAACCCTAGCTCCAACGTCGAAGGTGGCATGTCGAACGATGCCATCCTCGTTGAGGGATTGAACGGTACGTCGACATCAAACACCATGGCGAAGCGCGACGGTGCGCTGAATTATTCAACAGCGTTGACACCGTACACTACCGTAGCGACGACCAAGGTTTGCATTGGCATCCAGAACCCTGACGGCTCTGGCAATCAGGTCATGATCGTCTCGATCAATCTGACTTGCTACATGTTCTACAAAACCAGTGCCGCGACCGCATGGACAGCGAATGGTAGCTTCGCCGTAGGTTCGGCAGTAAAGAAAATCGAGTTCAGCCCGAACGGTCTGTACTTCTACCTTCTGTATTCGGCAGGTCCGTCTTACGGCGTGACGATCCATACCGTTACCGGCACGGGTGCGAGCTTCACCCCGAACACTACACTATTCCAGGCTGTTACTTCAGGCACACCTAACGATGCTTGCTGGTCACCTGATAGCTTGATGGTTGTCGTCGGTCATACCACTGGTCTGAAAATCATAAGACGACCTGTAAGCACTTGGGTCGTCACTGATCTATTCACGACCGGCAGCTATGCCCGCGTCGCCGTTTCAAGCGACGGCTTGCATCTTTGCACGTCATTTATTAACAATCTAAAACTGTTGAAATTTCTTACCACTACGACAGTATCTGACATCAGCTCGACCATAACAAACCCGGTTTCTGGCACGATCGGCGCGATGAGTTACATCGGTGCCGACTTCATATTTGTTGCGACGACGACGGGCGCGTTTGACTGGCGGTTGTATAAACGCACAGGGCTGACAGACACATATACCGAAGTTACCGACAGTACCGGTTATACGGCGGTCTCTGCTCGCACGATTAAGGTTAGCTCCGACCGCAATACATTCATGATCAACCAAGGCGGCGCTGGCATCGTCGTTTATTCTGTAGTCGTCACGACAGACATTGACGAAGCAACGATTGCATGGTCGTACGGTGCCCTCACCATGGGCATTACCGGCTATATCACTCCACAAATGTCGGTTGCTTGGTCGTATGGTTCATACGACATGGATATCTCTGGATACAGTATGCCAGAGGTGTCGGTCGCATGGTCATACGGCAGTTATGATATGGACATTACCGGCACTGCGCAGATAGGCGCGCAGGTCGCATGGTCATATGGCCCACTGGCGATGAATGTCGGTATGCTGCAATTCGTTCAGGATTATCCTGACGCAGTACCAACGATGTTCCGTGGCCCGGCCATATCGCTGACATCAGACGGCGTAACGCTCACAGAAGAACAGGACGAATTCGCTGTTATCGCATGGTCATACGGCACCTATGATTTCGCAATAGATCTGTTGATCAAAGAGAAAGATCTGACTAACATTGCATGGTCTTATCAGCCATTGCAGATGGCAATCACACTTGGTTATATCGATCCAGTAGACATTGCATGGTCTTATCAGCCGTACCGGATGTCCATCTTGGGGCCAATCGACGGTGATATTGCTTGGTCGTATCAGCCATATTCATTCGAGATAGATCTTGGCACTCCAGCCCTACCTTCCAACATTGCTTGGTCATATGGTGGCTATATCTTCAACATGGAGCTTAGCAATAAGTTCGGCACGTTTGTCAATTTCAACTATAGCCCGTTCACGATGGAATGGGAGCTTGATGCGCCAAGCGGCGGCACTATAGACTGGTCGTACGGCTCATACGCCTTTGAGCTGGAGGCCGACGTGCAGAAGCCATTGACCATTGCGTGGTCGTATGGCAACTACGATATGGACCTGACTGGCACATCGCAAATTGGTTCATTCATTGATTTTGCATATGCTGCCTATGTCATGCAGTTGAAAATTGCCAAGTCTGATGAAATTGACATGACGTATGGCGCCTATGGCATGGAGCTGACTGGCGACGCTCAGCATGGTGGCGCAATCGAATGGTCTTACGGCGCATATGCGTTCGATCTAGAAATAGAGGCTCAACGTAACATGGATATCAAGTTCACTTACGGCAGATACGGCACGACGCTGACTGGTGAAAATCAGGCAAGCTCGAGACTGACATTCATCATTCTCCAGCCTTGAGGCTATCATGAATTTCTCTACAAAACATATGCCGCTGGTCATTCACCCAAGCGGCCAAAACTCATTGCCTACGTTTATTGTCGTTGGCAACGGTTTCACTGCGCCTGTGGATGACATTCCACCAGACGTTACGATCGCTACCAAGAACGATCCTTTCCTAAACCACAAAGGGATTGCCTATAGCACATCGCTAGGCATCCTGGTCGGCTGCACTACTGTCGCAGGCAAGGAATTCCTTTGGAGCGAAGACTTGGGCAGTACATGGAACATCGTTTCAGCGCCAACGCTCAAGTGCACCCGCATCGAATGGATTGAGTATTGGGGCAGGTTTATCGCTTTTGATGAGCCGGGCAATTCCGGCGGCACATATATTGTCGCTCAGTCGCTGGACGGAAAAGTATGGTCGAATGTTCTCGATGCAGGCCATGGACGCTTGTTCGGGATAGCCATGCAGTCGTCAGTTGACCCAAACGGGCGGATGTCGCTTGCCTATGAAGGCAACGGGAACAATATGTTCCTGATAACTGGTTCGGTTGCCGACCCGACGCATGGTGCGCTTGCGGTCACTACTGTCGCTTCCGGTATCACAGGCGGACAGCTAAATGTGGTCTGGGATGCTGTGAGCGCACGGTATCTGGGTTTTAAAGCGGGCGGTACGACGGTATACCAAAGCGCTACCGGCACCAGCGGCACATGGACCGTTCTGACAACTTCAGGCCCTGATGTAATTCAAGGGCAGAATGCTGCTTACGCCGTTCATGATGATATTGACGGCGACAAAATGATCCTATTCGGATCAACCCGGTTTGCAATGTTTTCTGACGACGGCGGAACGTCATGGCAAGATGCGACCGGTTTTCTACAAACCACAGGCTCTGTCAATCGACATGTTGCAATTGAAGGCAATACCATTTATGTTGCCATTGACGGTGAACTGAACACTGGCTACCTTTCCAGAGACGGCGGCATCAGCTACGTTAAAGCTGACCACGCTTCAGGGAAACCAGCGGGTGTGACATTTGCGATCGTCTAGGTTGAAGGGTGATCCATTTGTCGTGTTCAGATCAGCGTGACTGGCGTAACGGGCAACATTCCGATTTACAGAGCTCCAACCCCTTGGAGCTTAGCATGATCGTCCTCCGCGTCTACAATGGCGTTAAGCAGCACTGGCAAATTCGGGCAACAGAATGGTTGATGGTTTGGCCCTCCATCCTACTCGCAGCGGCGTTGATATATCAACGGGATATGTTCATTGACAGTCCGTCGTTTCGAATTCTGCAGAGTTGGGCAACACAGCCCGGCTGGGCGATCTGGCTTCTACTCGTTGCGCTCGTGCGGCTTATCGCACTCGTAGTCAACGGGACATTTCAAGGTTTCAAATATTCGCCCCACATGCGCGTCACTGCTTCTTACTGCGGTCTCGCCTTTTGGGGCTTTTTCTGCATCGGTTTCCTGGGTTCGGCCTACAATGGCATTGGGTCGTGGTCATTTCCCGTTGCTTACTCGACACTTGTTTTAATGGAAACGCTGAACATATATAGGTCATGGTCAGACGTGCTTAGAAAGCCCTAATAAATGGCATGGCCCTTCACTCTTCAAGATACCGCCACAGCGCTTTTGATCCTTGTTGGCGGTATCGCTTCTTTCTTCGGGATTTCGAAGGGCCGCAATCCTCGTAACCGTGGCAGCAATTTCAATGAGACTTTTGAAGTAGCAGCGGCGCTGATAAGCAATAAGAAGGCTGACGAGATCGTCCACGCTTTCAATGAAAACACCAAGGCTACTTTAGAGCAAGTCGCTGCAATTGAAGGTTTTCATGACAGCCTGCGTGAGATAAAGAGTGACATTAAGGACATGCTCCGCGAAACCCGTATAGAGGTTCGCGAGTATCTCCGCGACCTACGTAACATGAAATAGGAGCTACCAATGAACGAGAACGGCACACTCGCAAAGTTGGAAGAAAAGAACGAAGTCAAGCACGCTGACAGGTATTCTGTCGTGCAAGGCTTTCTGGACGACCTGAAGAAAATGTCAGCTCAGATCGACGAGAAACGAGCTGAGGCCATGGCTACCGGCAAGAAAGACATTTCCCGCGCACAGATGCGGATGTACATGTCACGCATCAATTTGATCCGCAAGAAGCTGGCACGCTTCAACGCGAACTCAGCCCGCATCTCAGCAATGATCGAGCGGGCTAAGGCTTCACAATGAACACCATCGAGCGCATCCGGAAAGCCCGGAAATGGAAGCGCATTCGGGAGAGTGTTCGCAAACTCATTGATTGGGTCTTCGAGACCGCGCTCATGGGATATGAACTCCCCCGCAATTCGCGCTGGACGCTCTTCGCCGAGTTGTTCTGGCTAGAACCGTTCTGCCCAATCTGTTTCTTTTGGCGCGGTGCGACATTCGGTTTTCTGCTTGCGCTGATACCGATGGTCGTGATACTTATCCTTACATAATCGAAAAGGAGAATAACATGGCATGTTCCTCTTGCGGAAAAGCCCGCGTGAGCAGCAATGTAGTCAGTCGTAATTCCGGGACGCAACGCAGCGCTCCGACCTCGACCATTGTCGACAGTCAGTCAATTGTGTCGCGTGCACAGACCCCTGTTGCCAGCAATCCAAACTCTTCTGCTCAGCGCACGAAGGTCTGATAAATGGGTGCGGTCTTAAGTGTTCCTCTCGGCGAGGCATTCGGGCCGCTCCTGCAACCTTATTCCTATAAGGCGCTTTACGGCGGTCGTGGCACGGCCAAATCATACGGCATCGCCACGGCACTTGTTATCATTGCAAACGCGCGCTCGACCCGTATCGTCTGCGGTCGTCAGTTCCAGAACTCGATCAGGGACAGCTCCAAGTCCACCATCGAAAACCGCATCAAGTTCCTGGGGCTTGAAAAAGAATTCACGATCACGCACAACGAGATAGTTCACAAGCGCAACGGTTCGCGCTTCACGTTCGTCGGTCTTGAGCGCAACAAGGAAAGCATCAAGTCTCTCGATGACGTTGATATTTTCTGGATAGAAGAAGCCCGTAACGTTTCGGAAGCTTCGCTAGAAATTCTGTTGCCGACCATTCGTAAACCCGGCGCGGAGATTTGGGCAAGCTGGAACCCCGTCTCGCCGGATGACCCGATCGACAAGCTGTTCCGTGGGGCACACCCTCCGGTCAATTCATACATCCAAAAAGTTTCGGTCAATGACAATCCGTGGTTCTATCAGACCCGCATGCCAGCCGATATGGAGCGTATGCGCAAGGCGAACTTTAATCGCTATAAGCACATCTGGCTTGGTGAGTACGACGAGCTGGATAGCTCACGCATCTTTACGAACTGGCGCAAGGGCAGGCTTGAAGTCACAGAGCTAGACCGCCCACACTTCGGTATGGACTTTGGGTTCAGTGGTGATCCGTCCGCACTGATCAAGCTATATGTATTTGAAAAGACGAAGCAGATTTATATTGCCGAAGAAATGTACGGCAATTTCAGTTTGCGTGACTTGCCTGACATGATGCGCACGGTAAACCAAGTGCGGCAATACCCGATCGTTGCAGACAGCTCGCGCCCGGAAGATATTGCATATCTGCGCACAAAGGGTTTCAACACGGTTGCATCCAAGAAGGGTTCCGGTAGTATTCGCACCGGTATCACTTGGCTTCAGGGTTATGAAATTGTCATAGCTCCTGAATGCGTTAATATGCACAACGAAGCTCGACTTTATAGTTGGCAGGTCGAGAAGCTGACGAACAAAATACTGCCGATTGCTTGTGATAGCGACAACCACGGATGGGACGCTATTCGGTATGCAACGGAAGAAGTACGCGGTAGCGGAAAAACTTTCATCAAGAGGTTTAAATTTTAATGAGAAGCCCTCTCGACTTTTTCCGCCAGAAGGCCCGGCCTGTCCGTGACATTCTTAAAGACCCGTCGAAATATGCGTTGCAGATTTTCGGTGGCTACCGGACGTCAGGCATCACATATCACGAAATGGTCAGCGCTAAGGATGCATTGCATCATCCTGTCGTTTACCGATGCATGCACAAGATCGCTCTTGCTTGTCAGGATGTCACTTGGTATGTTGAGCAAGACCCCAATTCGAAAGAAACTGCTGACAAGAAGAAAATGAAGATCATTCAGGATGTACTTGATCATCCGAATGATGGAATGTCAGCATCACAGCTGCGCTACTGGCTTGGTATGAACAAAGCGGCATTCGGTCGTTTTGCGATCAAGGTTGGTTCGCTGACCACAGGAGGTCCAAATGCGATTTACCCCTTATCCCAAGGATGCTTCAAAACCATCATCGCAAAGAACGGTATTGTCGACCACTACGAATATGGTCCCAACGGCGAAGAAAATCTACCACCGCGCCGTAAGGTCGACCCAAAATTTGATGGAACTTTCACATCCCCGTTCGGGTACGAATACATCACACCCGACCTCGAAGGAATAATCAACAACGGCTACATGCGCAAGGGGAACAATACTCCCCTTAACGCAATCGGTCTACCTTCACAGATCTCGAAACTGTTGTTGCAGCGGGCAGCTGATACCGCTTCCGGCCACCCGAACATCAAGTATGTCATTTCAGGTGAAAAGACACTTGACAGCGATCAGCAGGACGAGATCGAAGAAGAGTTTGAAGATCGCAAGGTTGGCAACGAAGAGAGCGGAAGCATTCTTTTCCTGGCGAACACCAGCATTAAAGTCGACAAGCTCGACAACGGCATGACTGACATCCATACGAAAATCCCGATGGATGATATGCAGCGACTTATTTACTCCAATTGGGGCATTCCAGTCGCGCTCGCGGGCATCGGTTCTTCTGACGCTGCCAAGTTCGCGGGTAACTACGAAAGCTCGCGACGGTCGTTCTTCGAGGACACGATCATCCCTAACTACTTGGGACCGATCGCGGATGCGTTGACGGAAGCCTTGTGCACGGCAGGTTGCCGCATCAGGTTCGACTACGACACGATTACCGGTCTGGCGGACGCACGCGCCAACAAGGCGAAAACCTTGCAGGGTGTGACATTCCTTACAGACCAAGAGAAGAGAATTCTATGCGGGTTCCCCGCATCAGCGGAGAAGTATAAAGATGCGAAACCAATCCCAGCTCCGTCTCAAACGGGCACCGACAAACCAACGCCCTCAAGCTAAGATGCTTGAGCTGAAGCTTGAAAAAGCGACAGCTGCAGAACTTGAAGCCGTCAAGAAAGCCCTTGGGGATGATATCCCTGAAGGCTATATTGCCGGTTGGGCGTCGACGCCGGGATTGGACAGCTACCGGGACGTTGTCCTGCCGGGCGCGTTCGATGAAGCAATTCAGTCGCGCGGGCTGCAAGGTCCAAAGGGCATCAAGCTTCTGATCAATCATGATTGGAAGTCGGTAGCTGGCGCGATCAAAGTTTTGGAGACCCGTAATGGTCGCCTATGGATCGAAGCACAGCTGAACCTTGCAATCAGCTACGCCGCCGATATGCATGAGGCAATTAAGTCGGCAGGCGGCTTGAGCTTTTCGATCGGTTTCTTTCTCAAAGAATACAACATTCGGCAGGATGGTAACAATCAAGACTATTTCGAACTTGTCAAGGGTGACTTGTTTGAGGTATCCATTGTTCCGTTCCCTGCGAACGACGAATGCGTTATGGAGTTCTACAAGTCGGAAAACCCTGAGTATTCCGAAATGGGCGCTCCTGATCTCGGCAACGAAGACGATGCTCCGCAAAGTCTGGCTGAATTCGAGAAAATGCTTGTCTCCAACGGGATAGTGAAGTCAAGGAACGACGCTCGCTTGGTCACTCTGGAAGTGAAAAATGCGATCAAGTTGTTCATGAAAGACCTGTCCCTTGAGGGCATGGAAATGAGCATCGAAGGCACCAATGACGTAGTAGTCGTAACGCCTCCGGTGGAAACGCAGACCGGCAAAGCCTTGAAGGCGGA